TGCTGTGCAAACAGATTGATAAGATCAACAAGAAAGGCGACATCACTCCTGACGAGCTCCAGAGAATGGATAAAGCCGTTGATATTATCAAGGACATCTCGGTGATCTGCGCTATGGAGGAGTACGGCAAGGATCCAGAAGAGGAGATGTATTCTTCTATGGGCTACTATGGACGTAATTCCAGAACCGCCATGCCTTACGTCCACGATCCGATGAGAAATATGCCTATGTACAGCGCTCAGGGAAGAGATTCTATGGGTCGGTATTCTTCGACGATGGGATATTCCGGAGATGACGGCGCTAAGCAGACTATGCGGCACGATCTGGAGATGAAAATGGCCAACGCACGCAACGAGGAAGAGCGCCAGATGTACATGCGCATGATGAATGCTCTGTGATAAGGAGGAATAACTATGGCTATATTAGACGAGCTTAAATTAAAAGCTAACGGTGATGCTGATTCGGCTAACAATATCCAGGAAGCCATATCGATGATGGAGTTCGGCGGAAGTGGCTCCTCTTTTTTAATCAACGCGATCGAGAGCGAGGACGATGGGAATCATTTGCTGACTTTAGATAAAACATGGCAGGAAATATATAATGCCCATATCTCCGGTACCCATTGCGTTGTACGGCGTTTGTCAGAAAGCGTACAAGAGGGTGATGGCGCTCGTGTAGTAGGCGAAGGGTTATTTACCGTTACTGAAGTTTCGAAACATGATTACATATACGAAGATACTACCGAATCATATTCCGAGTTTATCGTAGGTGCTGGTGTTGATGTACTAAATGACTCATTTGTTTGTGACACACCTAATGGGTACCCGAGCATCAGCGGGATCAATGTGGTTAAATGAGGAGGAGAAAGCATGGCAACTATTTTAGAGAGAATTCAGGAAGCCTATGACGCCGACGGATTAAACGATGCTCGCAATATCGCTGAAGCTTTAGCTATCGTGCGCGGTAAAGGCGGCAGAGGAGCCAACTCTATAGCAGACGCTCTGAGTTTAGACATAACTCTGACTTTCGATCCGAACGGCGGTACCGGCAAAGCCTTTACTATGATAGTAACCGCTAACCTTGACTGGACCGTTCCGGAATGCCCGTTTACTCCGCCAGATGGAAAAGTATTTGACTATTGGTGGCCGATTGAAACTGGAAGCGAATTCCCAGAGCAAGCTCGAGAATGGTTTATACCTGGAGCTAATACCAGCACCGCTCAGCCAGAATCGACGACTTTCTACGCTATCTGGAAGGATGCTGAGTAATTTGCCACAAATTTGGTCATGGAAGTTGGCTAAGGCTTTCTTTTGTGGCTAAAGTGACATTGGGGTAGCAGGTTCGAATCCCGCTATCTCCATTATTATATTTTACCCGTGGTCGGTCGAATAGGCCTTCCACGGGTTTTCTTAGGCATTTTTGAGAATGGTTTCTTACAGATGCTATTATTTTTTCAGTTCTGAGAAACTAATTTGTCACGAATTTGGTCACGGAATCGAAGTGATTTAGAGCCCTGTCCGTAAGAGCAGCAGTCTCATCCGATATAGTGTGACGGTAGACGTAGATGAGCACATCAGGAGTCGACCAACCGCCACGCTCCATTATGTAGGCGTCTGGCAGTCCATTGGCGTGAAGGGAAGAGACACAGTAATGACGAGTAGAGTGGAAATTGTAGATATCTTCCAGACCGATGCGCTGCTGCATACGCCTAAAGTAATGACTCACCTGATCTGGATTATATTCTGTTACGTAGCCTTGTTCTCTAATCTTCTTTACTACAAAGTGAGGAAGCTTGATCCTTCTTGCCGATTCTGTGGTCTTAGGAATATCCTTAATCTGGAACTTATCGTTCTCATCCTTAACTTTCGCTTTATCTATATTTACCCAGTCTCCTTCGAAGTCGTCTAAAGTCAGGGCGCATATTTCACTTCTGCGTAAGGGTCCAAAACACCCAAGCATAACTGGAACCTCAAGGCCTGGATACATATCCTGAGCAAGTCTTATAAGTCCAGCAACCTCCATATCGTTAGGGATCCTTACTATAGCTTTCTTCTTTTGCGGAAGGGCCAAATTATATTTCCTACCGGAAGCAGCCTGTATGAAGCCAACGTAATTAGCTATGGTTTTAGGCGCAAGCCCCAAGGTATTAACTATAGTCTGAATGTCTGAGTCCTTAAGAGAGATTACCTTTTTGCTACAGATGATCGGGTATTCTCCGGTAAGACGGTTCTGGATGTCGATATAGCCACGTATCGTTGATGGAGACCTGACCTTCCTTCGCTCATCTATATATTTATCCATAGCCTGAGTCAGAGTCGGATTGTCTATGGCTTCTCTGTGCGCGTCTGCAAACTGAGCTGCCTTTGCCTTAACCCTTTTCTTGTCCTTGTCCGTGAACGTGTATCTGTGCCCATCTATCATTAGGCGTACTCTAAATGTTCCAGATGGTAATTGTTCGACTTTCATGTTGCGTACCTCCTTTGATCATATTTTACAGCTTCTAATATAGAAACGTAAATCTAATTCGGTAATTTCAAAAGGAAGGAGCAAAAATGAGCACTTTAGGAAAAATTCTCTATGCGATCCGGGATGATAGAATGAACTCTGTGACTGTTCTGTACAACGACGAAAAACTCGGAGGAGGGATAATCGTTGAGAACGGAAAAGAGGAATGCTACATCTTCAAACCGGAAACAATAGACAAGATGATGGAGCTCATTGAAGAGATGAGAAAGAAAGGAGAAAAGATTTAAATAACTAGAAGGAGGGCAGTATAAACAGCTGCTCTCTTTTTATTACACAATGTTTACAATTTATTAATTTTTTGTTAATCTATCACACGAAACGTGCCTACCGGTAGTGTGCGTTCACGAATCTATGTCTAATTAGGAGGTAAGACAATGCGTGGACGTAAGAAACCAACTGACAACAGAGCTAACATCATCAAAGGGCGAGCAAGACTAAAAGGATTAGGCGTATCTGATTTGGCAAAAAGATGCGGCTTATCCCAGAGTACGCTTTATCGTAAGTTAAACAGTCCAGGGGATATTTCACTACTAGAACTGGAGCTTATGGATGAACTTGTGGGGTTTGATGATGCAGACCTTTTATATTTTGTTAGATGGCGGAGGTGCGAGAGATGAGTACCGTTATCCGCAATGAGGTAAGCAAGAAGAATCCCTATTATATTTCTAAGCACAGAATGCTGGAGCTTAAACATTTTTGTTTGCAGTACGAAGAATGGAGAAAGGAACGAGCAAAGATTATGGTACTACAGAGTTACGGATATGAAAAAATTCCCGGGAAGAAAATTTCTGATAAAGTTCCAAAACTTGCAATGAGAGCTGCTATGCTTGACGGATATATGGATCTCGTGCTCAGGTGCTGTAAGGAGACTGATGCTTATATTTGGACGTGGCTGTTTGAGGCTGTAACCTGCGGGCTTAGCTATGGAACGATGGTTACGAGAGGTATTCCATGTGGTAAGGATTATTACTACGACAGGTATAGGAAGTTCTTTTGGCTGCTTGATAAAGAGAGATGATTATATTTTACAGCTCCTTTAGTGACAATAGTGTCGCACAGTAAGGAGGTAAGCATGAACTATAACATCAATGCAACGATCCCTGAGACTGAGGAAATGCCGGTTCCGGATGTATATGGAATTGTGAGCAACGGTCACTGGGTTGATGTATTCAACAGCGGCTATGACAAAGAAAAGATCAGGCTGCATTTTGTGTCACCAAGTGGCAAACAGGTTTACGTAGACATTACGGTAAAAGAGGCGGCAGACCTCAGAAAGGAGTTGAAGGCGGCGACCACATTAGTTCTCATTGCTGAGGACTACTAAGTCAAAAAGGAGAGAAGGCCATCTACTACAGGTGGTCTTCCTTTTTACTTTGCTGTATACTTATTAAAAACTCAAGGAGGTCTACCAAATGGAAAACGTTAAAATAGTACCTGCGATTTGCCCTATGTGTGGAGCTAATATTACAGTAAAACCCGAAGAAGATGCTGCGGTTTGCGAATACTGTGGTAGGGCTTTTATTGTGGATAAAGCTATAGAGAAATACGATGCCAAATACCATGTCGATAAGATGGAGTACAAAGGAATAGGATATGGCTTAGGCAGAGCTAAGGAACTGGAGCAGCAGAGGAAACTGGAAGCTGAGAGATTTGACAGAGAGCACTACGAAGATAAGGCCAAGAGCAATACTAGATTCTTCATCTTATTTATGATATTTATTTTTGGGTTAATGATACTACTGCACGTTATGATACCGTGATTAAGTATTACAGCTCCTATAATAGCAATAATGCTGATTTAAAAGGAGGTAAATCATGAAACTTTATTACGACCCGGCGGGGAATAAGCGCAAAATGAGCAACAAGTTTAGTATCATGAATATGGTAGAAGCGGAGGAATCTCGGATTATTGTGACCGGAAGTCCTGCCGACATTCGCAAAATGATGAGGGTCGCTGAACAGTATGGCTTTATCAGCTATCACTGCGGCAGACCGATCATGAGGGAAGGTAGGATTTACGAATTGCATGTCGTAGAGGGAGAGCCCTTCTACCATATCTACAGAGCAGTCTAAACGGCTGCTCATTTTTTGTTCATAATTTACAGCTCCTATAATAGCAATAATGCTGATTCAAAAAATAGGAGGAAACTATCATGAAGATGAGCGAGATTATGAGGTACGCTATTTTGGGATATATTTGCGTTGCATTGGCTCTTACACTCATAGGAGTGTTTACGGAAACATTTGCATTCGCAGGATATCTTCTTGCGATAGCGCTGCCAATTACGATCTTTGGATCGGTAGCAATAATATTTGTAGAAGAGCATGAGGAGCGAAAGGAGAGCAAGGGTCTTTAACAGGCCCTTCTCTTTTTGCCTGTACCATTTTTACAATTCGTATAATAGCAATAATGCTCATTATAAGGAGGATAACAAAATGAGAAAAATGGTATATGTATTTGTAACAGTAGTTATGATGGTACTTAGCGGAATGCCGGTTATGGCAAAAGAGGCTAAGGTATCGGAAACAAAGGAAGCAAAAACATACACATTCTCGGACGTTGTGGACGAGATTGAGTATTATGGCATCGAAGAAGAGGAGACTGAGAAAATTGTCTCCGTGGTGAAGAACGTTAACTATGACACCGAGAACTATACTCTCGTGATCACATACAGTGAGCCCACCGATGATGGATTCGAATGGATTTCCATTACAGTAGATAATGGAATGATCGAACTCCAGGCAAAGGGGCCCGGCTGCGTTGTGGCGGCAGAGTATACGTATCGGGAGTTCATGGAACAGTAATCGGCACGGAGTGAGGAGTAACAGCTCCTCCTCTTTTTTTTGCTTGTTTTTTACGACTCCTATAATAGAAAAACTATTTTTCAAAGGAGGATTATCATGAATAAAATTGATTATGAGGAACTCGTTGAAAAGCTTGAGGCTGATGGCTTTATTAAGAGAAAAGATAAAGAGGTCGTACCTCAGACGTATTTCAAGCAGGCAATCGAGCATATGAGCCAGAAGTATTCGGATAACGACAGTGATGCTATTCACGGTGGTTGGGGTACTGCATGGGATCAGGTTCGTAAACTTGTGTTGTGGTCGTATGGGGCGCGGACTGTATCTTGGATGAAGAAAGAACAGCAGCAAGAAGCTAACGATAAGGCGATTGCATTGATCGATATCTTATTTGAGTGATGGTTTAAAAGAAGATTCACTATCGCAGTGGGTCTTCTTTTTTCGACTTTTTGGTGTACATAAATTACAGCTCTTATAATAGAAAGATTAACTATTTATATAGTTCTTTATTATAGGAGGTAAATTATGGCAATTATCATGTTAATAGGTATCATCATCGTTCGTATTGGAATGGATGCAATTGACATCCAGGAAGGTAGAGCATGATGAGAAGAATACTAGAAATGATATTTGGCAAAAAACTGAATAAGGAACAATTAGAATGGACTATATATCTTGAGGAATTTGGAGCATAACTTACGGCTCCTATTCCTTTTTGTTTTCTGATTATATTTTACAGCTCCTATAATAGCTATAAATCTATATAAAAAAGGAGGATTTTAAAATGAATAAACTTTGGAATGTTGTAATAAACCTAGTCGAGCTGAATGACGAAGAGCTATGGAAACTTTTCGCATTCTACGAGATCATAGGAGTAATCTTCTCAATAGGAGTAACGGCTATCATCGGATGGCTTGTCGGCTTAATCGTCGGCATGGCACCGTATGCTAGTGAGCTGTTCCTGGGATGGTTGATTATCTATCTCGTAGTAGAGAGGTGGTTCATAGTAGAAGTTCTGGCTGACTGGATCGAAGCGTTCAAAGGGGAATGGAAAATCTAACAAAAAGAAAGGAGTAGCGTTCAAAGAGCATCTTAACGGGTGCTCTTTGTTTTTTAAGAAAGGAGAAACATATGTACGTACACTTATTAGGCAAGGGAACCTACAAAAAGAAGATGAGTAAGCAGTTCAAAGATGAGAGCTTCATTGATGAGGATGGTTACATCATATATTCGTTTCAGGGAAGTCCTTCAGACATTCGCAAGGTGGCCAGGGTATTCGAGAAATACTATGGAAAACGCGACGCGGACCCCCATTGGACTTATCAAGTCATGCAGCATAACTTTTTAATGGAATACCCGATCGATATAGCTACTTGCGACGGCCGAAATTTTTATGACATTTTCTGATTATATTTTACAAGCCTTTTAGTGACAAATTATGTCGCAGAGAAAGGAGAGTATATGATTGTTGAAATGTTTTGTGGAGCAGCGGCTGGAGCATACATCTATCATCATGCGAAGGGATTAGTAGAGGCGGTACGCGAGTACAAGGAGACTAAGAAGGAAACCGCTAGAAAACTTGTTGAGCTTGAGGAAGCAAAGAGGGACCTTGAGCGTTTCAAGGAACTCAAAGCTAGACTCGAGCAGGAAAAAGAGAAAGCGGAATCCGACAGACGATTCTACAGGAACTTGTGTAAGCAAGCGGATCTGTTAATCTCGCCAGATGATAGCATAGAGGAGTTCAGCCGCAAGATGAAAAAAGACAATACTGTAATAGTATTCGACGAAGACTAAGTTGTCAGAAGAGGAGGTCTACATGGCCTCTTCTTTTTTTTCAAATGTTCGCGTTTTACAAGCTTTATTATAGAAACAATGCTTGAAGAGGACACTCGTGATGGGGGCGTGCTATGGCGTTAGTCGCAAGCAAAGTAAGCCAATGGATTCTACGGAGACTGAATCTATGCTGAACATAGCAGTTTCTATTTATTTTTTATTTTTTGGTGTACATAAATTACAGCCCGTATAGTAGAGAGAAAGGAGGTGAATTAGACTATTTCCCATCTGAGGCAAATCTATGGCACATCATTTTTCATATCTAAACACACAAGGAGAGGTCTTGGTAGAAATATCACGGCCTCTCTTCTTTTTTGCCGCACGTGGGTGACAACAGTAGCAATTATATTTGTAGAAAGGAGACAATATGAAAGAAGTGTACATGGTAATTTTTGATGGCTATCGTGGAGGGTACGGATCGTATTCTTATCTTCTTGGTATATACGAATCCGAAAAAGAAGCAAAAAAGGCAACAGAAGGAATTCCTGAAGAAATTAGATCTGATGATACCGCCGTCTGCATTATGCCTATGACATTAAATAAAACGCTCGACATATACAAAGACAGATGGGGAGATTACCACACTGAGTGCTGTTTAGGAGGGTATTCGGAATAATGTTTAATTATCACATTCCTTTAATCATTGCAGTAATTTTGTGCTTGCTGTGTATACTGATCGGCTTTGGAATAGGGACGTTTATCATATGCCCGCCGAAGGAGATGACTGATGGGGATCTGGTTATCGAGGTAGATAAGCAGTCGAACCAGATAAATATGTATTTGGCGTTGAATACCAGCCCGGTTCAGATAATAAGAGAATACCATACAGGAGATCTGGCTCACTTGCGGATGCTTATCAAAGATGTCTGACAATTACAGCTCCTATAGTGGTAACTGTCAATTATATTTGTAGAAAGGAGTAAATATGACAGAAGCTGAAGAATTGAGGAATCTGATAGTGAGTGATGTCCTCAAGCAGTACAAGGAGGAAGAAGATACTGAAGTCAGGATCGACCTGAACACGCTCGATTGCTTGACCAATATCATATCGAGCAACAAGAAAGCGGAAGCCGAACTTGAGCGGATCAAGATGGAGCTGGAGAAGGCCGAGATGGAGAATCGTCTCGAGCTCGAAAAGCAGAAAATCGAAATCGAGGCCAGAATGGAACTCGAGAGACAGAAAGCTGAATTCGAGGTTGAGAAGACCAAGATCGAAGCTGAGGCTGGTAACAAGAGATCAACCAAGGACGTCGTCCGCACTGTTATCGACGTGGCCGGCAAGCTGGTAGTGGCGGGGTTGACCCTATTCGGCATCTGGAAGCAGACTAGTACTGTGGAAAGGGCAGAGGAACAGGAAACATACGTTAGATCCGATTCGCAGAAATTCTGGATTAAACCCAGATTGTAATTGAGTTACCGAATAAGAGGTCTTGATAGAAATATCAGGGCCTCTTTGTTTTTCGACTTTTTGATGTACACAATTTACAGTTTCTATAATAGAAACTTATTATATTTGTTTTTAGGAAAGGAGGAGAACAATGTCGTTTGGTATTGTGCTTATTTTACTTGGTGTTGCTTGGATCATATTCGTAGATAAGTAACACCAAAAGAGGAGTACATGCGAAAAGTGTGACTCCTCTTTTCTTTTTGACTGATTATATTTTAGGAGGTACAAAATGGGAGCCGTATATGATATTTATTTAACTCTGCGCGGAATAGAGGACGAAGACGAGATTGTAAGAAAAACAGCGGAATTCGTAGCAAATCATCCTAGCTATCGATTTGTGGACGCAGCATATAAACTCGATGAGAATTCGACTTTACTTGATGCACTGGATTCGATCTTTGGCGGATATGTTACTTCGACCTATTACGAAGAGGACAATTTTGGAAGATGCATACCGGAGCCGGACGAGTTCACCGCGCAATTTGACGCTGGCTATGGCTGGGCCGATGCTATGACGGAATGGTTCGAGTATATTAATCCTGCGTTAGGGGTCACTTCGAGTCTTCGTATTTATCCAGACGAACATCCGATAAAGATGATCAAATGGAGTAATGGCGAGATTGTTGACGGTGATCTTGCTAAGCTCTGATTATATTTTACAGCCATTATTATAGACACTAAAAACTTGCCTAAAGGAGGTACAAAATGGCAAAGAAAGTTATTGAAACTGTTGTGAAAGTAGCGTGCGGTCTTACTAAGATCGGAATCTTCGGCTATGCATTCGGGGCTGGCGTTACTGCGGTAGCTGGTGCATTTGCATCAACATTTGTCGCAGGAGCTGAGACCGGAATGCTGGTTGCGGATAAGGTCAAGAAGGACGGCACAGACACTGGCACTGACAGCGAAAACTCAGAGCCTGAAGATGAAGAGACTCAGGACAAGGTAACGTTTACTGAAGAGTGATCTATTCAGAGAGTCATCCATAATATTGGGTGACTCTCTTTTTTTCTTACCGTAGGAGGTATCGATTATATTCTGAAAGGAGACCAAATTGAGTATGACCAGAGAAGAAAATATAAAAAGGCACAACGAACAGCAGACTATCCTGAAGGACAAGCGGCTTAACGAGTGCTATGAGATGGCTATAAATTCAGCAAACGGAATCACAGTCAAAGAGGTCTGCATTACGTTTAAAGTTAGCAGCACATGCGCAAGAAGATATCTAAAAGAACTGATGGAGAAAGGACTCGTTCGAGAAGCAGGAAAAGACGGCCATACGGTTATATTTAAGGCAAACGATGGTCAGACCACAGATAGTAGCAAAGCGGTCATGGAAGTAGCAAATGACGGGAAAGAGTTTGAGCAGGACAGTTACATCCCGTGCACAGATAACTGCAAGCCAGGAGATATTATCTGGATCAGCTCTAGATCAGGCGGAGGAGCGTTCTTTAGATATCTCATCATTACTCCTTGGGAGCATAAAGCAATGGTTCTTGGGATATGCAGCGAGGAGCATCCTATGATCAATCTTAATGATCCTTATTATGTCTTTGTGGGCAACGATCCAGAAACCGGTAAGAAACTCTATGCGGACATTCGCAATAACTGCCAGAGAGGCTATAAGCAGTTCGGCGAAAGAGTCATGCATGTGGACCAGGACAGCTTTGATATTGTGAAGGCAAGACTTGCAAGAAGCATGGGTATCAGCACAGGAGGAACAAAGAGCGCAGATCCGCAGCTTCTTAGGGAAATCGAAGACTGGAAGAAGCGATATAAGAAGCAGGCTGAAGAAGCTAGTCAGACTATTAATAAATTAACTTATGAAAGGGACCGCGATATACTGGATGAGCAGACTAAGCGGACAGAAGTTGAGGAGAAGTATGACGATCTGATGCGAGACTATAAGGCGGTTCTCCAGCGTGAAGAAGAAGCTAACAAGAGATGGCAGGAAGCTCACGAGATGGTTGTTGAACTCGGAGAAGAACGGGATAGACTCTACGAGCAGCTTAACGCCACAACTGAGAAAACAAACGAGGTTGCTGTATCGGTGAATCAGGAGCTCGTGGTGGATCTTCAGAGCGAAAACGAGCGGCTTAAAGAACAACTCGTCGACCTTTCTATGCAGCTGGCGAGCGATTCCGCAAAGATAGCTGCGTACGAGAAGCATGATGACACTCTCACGAAATTGTTATTCTGCATGATCAAGGGAGGAAAGAATGACTGAGAAGAAATTAGGAAGACCTCCTCTCCCGGACGAAGATCGTAAAGGGACTTCTGTACGGGTTAGGCTTACTAATTCCGAGCTCGATGATGTTAAAAAGGAGGCTGAGGCTAACAAGGTCTCAGTCTCTGATTATATTCGAGAAAGGATTAAAGATAATGGAAAACACTAAGTTTGTAAAATTTGACGAATACTGTAAGAAATGCGTGAATAAGGACACCGAGGAAAGCGATCCTTATAAGCCTTGTAACGACTGTTTGGCTGTACCAGCGAGAGAATATTCGGAAAGGCCAGTGAATTTTAAGGAGAAGACCAGGTAACCGGTGATTATATTTTGCAGGTCCTAATATAGATTAGTAAAAAGTCCAAATAAGAAAGGAGATTAAAATGGACAAAACTATGCTGAAATTTAGGATTGAGGGACTCAAACGTAAGGCAAAAGAACTTGCGGAAAAAGTGGCGAAGGCAGTTAAGCAGGTCGCGCTCGCAGTCGTAGAGTTTGCTAAGAAGTACCCTCTTGAGTTTGCTACTATGTTGGTAGCAGCAGCTGGTGGAGGAATGAAGCTTATAAGGCGTCATGACAACCAGAAGGCTATCAAGGCAGAGGAAACCAAGAGAGAAAGGCAGATCTACGACCGCAGCGAAGGTCACTACTGGACACTTAAGCGCAAGCCCAAAGCTGAAGAATGGGGCGAGATCAATTTCAGGAAGCGTAATGGTGAAGGCTATTACGAGATCCTGACTGACATGGGACTTGTAGACTAATTATATTTAAGGAGTCATCCTACGTGGTGGCTCTTTTTATTTTTAGTGCTAGGAAAGGAGACATTTAAATGAGGGCGTTTATTTGCGATTGGTGCGGGGACGCGTATAAACCTGAACCCATCTTAGTTTATGGTGGTTCACTGGCTGCTCAGCTTAAATTTAAGCAGGATAACAAGCAGATAGAAGCTCCAATCGGCAGCGAAGCAATTCATATGAGTTGGAAAACGGAATATAGCGATTCGATTGCGGAACACTCGGGAAAAGTATATGACATTTGTCCGAGTTGTGCCGAAGCGCTTAGAGATTTTATCAAAGGCAGGCAGAAAGGAGAACATAAATGAAACTTAAAGACATTTTCACGCCTAAAGTACTGAGCGGATTGGCAGTAGTTGGCGTAGTAGGAACAGCGGTATTGGCGGCTATGGAAGGAATGGCGTCCAAGGAAAAGATCCAGAAGATTAAGGAAGAGATGCCCGAGGAGAAGAAAGAGAGTAAGCTGGCAGTATCCTCTTATTATGCTCCTCGTGTGGCCGGATGCTTCTGGAAGACGATCGTAGTAGGCGGAGTAACAATTACTTGCATAGTCGCATCATGCTATCTTAGTGGACTTCAGCTTGCCGCTATGGCCGGTACAGTATCTTATCTTGTATCACAGAGGACAGCAATCGAGAAGGAGGTAAGTAAAATTCCGGGAGGCAAGGAGGCCCTGGATAAAGCTAAGAAGGAAGTAGCCAAGCTTACTGCCGAGAAGAAGATCGACGAAGCAGAAAAGAAGAAATCGCCATGGCTTATACAAACGATCGAAGAGACCGGCGAGGGAGAAGACATATTCATAGACGAATGGTCCGGGCGAGTCTTCAGATCGAGTCCTGAGGCGGTCAAAAAAGCCTGGGACAGTATAAACGCCAGAAGAGACGAGGGATTAGATCTTCCCTTTAGTGATGACGGCGACATGAATATTCCAGAAGCCATACCCTATAATGATATTTTCATAGCGCTGAATCTCGAACCAAGCGGCATAGGCCATCAGTTTGGATACCCGGCAAATGATGATCTTTACAGCCATAGAGAAATCCCCTATGAGATTCAACGGCTTGAGTTCGACGACATGGACGAAAGTCAGAAAAAGAGATATGGCGAAGGAATCTATGTAGTACATATTCCGTCCGACTACTATCCTATGGAGTGCTGGGCTGAATACTGATCGAGAAATACAGCTCCTATAATAGAAACTGATTATATTTGTTTTTATTAGAAAGGAGGAGAAATTATGGTAACTTTATTGTCTATCTTGATGATAGCAGTTATAGTACTTGCTCTTGCCGGAGGGTTGATAGCATTCACCTTCGGAGCAATAGCGAGTTTTATTCCGCTAATGTTCAAATTAGGGACAATCGTGTTGCCTATATTACTGATTCTCGGCATTATAGGCGCTATGATCGGTTGATGCGACAAGAGGATTCGTATAGAGAGTACGGGTCCTCTTATATTTTTTAAAGGAGGTTTACTATGAAATTTTCATGGCTTAAGAAAGCTGGTAATGTTATTAATGCCGGTGTGAAAGTAGTCGATAAGTACGGACCGCAGATTATGGCTGTTGTAAGTACTGGCTGTTTCATCGGCTCGATTATATTCGCTGTAAAAGAGAGCCCTAAGGCAAGAGAGGCTCTTGAAGAGAAAGAAGAAGCTGGACAGGAGCTGAACATTCTTGAGAAGAGCGCAACAGTAGTATCCAACATGCCTTGGACGTTCGGTTTGGCCGGTGCTGGGCTTGGATTGCAGATCGGATGCTGGATTAAGGAATCGGCAAGAGTAGCGGCTATGACTGGCCTTATTGCTACTCAGGTTAAGGATAATGAGACCTTAATCGAAGCGGCCAAGCAGGTTGTAGGACCTGATAAGACCGAAGAGATCCTCCAGAAGAAAGAAGAGATCGTTATAGAGAACGATAAGAAGGAGCTGAGAGATACTTTCCTCAACTGGCAGTATTATCCGTTCCTCTTTCCTACTGGAGATGTTATCTGGATGACCTGGAGACAGTTCGACGAACGGCATCGAGACTGCATCAAAGATCTGGCGTCGAATCAGGAGTTGTGTCTGTATGACTATATGTCTAACATGCACTCGCCTAATCCGGCACTTTTGGAACTCGGATGGTCGTGCGAAGGCTGCGGAACATCACCTGAAGATTATCTCAGATGGGCAGAGGAAGAACTCGATTATGACTATGACATGATTGAGTACAACGGCGATCCTAAGCTTCCCGGATTCAGAATTAGCTGGAAGAATAACCCGACTCCGCCTGTGGACTGAACAGGTGTACGAGTTTTACAGGGTCTATAATAGGAACTTATGTTCAATGCCAAACGAAAGGAGAAAAAAATAATGGCAACAATTATTGAAGATCTTAAAGGTAAAGTATCGGACATTAAGGACGCAAAGGATGAGGGCGAGAAGAACCCCACATCTGAGAATGGCGAAGGAACCGACAAGGAGGCCAAGAAGAAGGCAGCCGGAAAGATCGTTAAGAAAACGGTCGGGTATCTGCTTGCCGCACTCGCAGGAGCGGGAACGGTATTTGTAGCTACCAGAGCGAAGAAAGACGATCAGGAGGCTGACGAAAGCGAGGCACCGGCGGAGGAAGAAGAAGCATAATCAGATGGAGGGAGTCAGACTTACTGGCTCTCTCCTTTTTTCTTTTTGGAGGTAGCGTATGGCAGAACTGGACTTGGCAAGCCTGATTATATTTGTGCTTGGACTGATAGGCATTGTAATTGAACCGTGGAGCCCGCAGCCTATATGGATGGCTTGGTATGGCGGGTTATATTTCTGCATGCGTTTTACAGTCCATATTATAGTAACTGTAGTTATGTCTAGAAAGGAGACAAAATATGTGGAACTTGAAAACAGTAAGAAAGGTCTGCGGAATCGTAGGCGCTATCTTCAGCGGAGTGATGGGAATCGCAGGAGGTTACATCGCCGGTTCTGAAGCGGCACCTAAGGTACTTAAGGCCAAGAAGATCTGGGACGAGTTGAATTCCGAAGACGACTCTCCCGAAGATGTAACAGAGTAACTGGATTAAAGGACTCGTGCTTAATGTGCGGGTCCTATTAAATTTTTAGGAGAAAAATATGGCTGAAGTAAAACTTGATGATGTGCTTGCCAACAATAGCGATTCAGCAAGGCGAACTGAAGAGAACAAACCGCCGGCACCGACCGAAGAGTTCAATCCATATGTGGAAGAGCCTGTGTCCATGAGAAAGCCGAGTATTATAGGACGCTTCATCGGTATGTTCGGGCTCGGAAGCAATTTTGAAGGCGCTGGTAGCATGGTTCTGCAGGAAGTAATCATTCCGACGATTATCGACGGACTTAGAGACTCAATCTATGCAGCTACTGATTATATTCTTTATGGCGGTGGACAGAGAAGCATTGCTGGAGGCCGCAAAGGTAGTGGAAGGAAGAACGGGTATACAGCATACAGCCAGAAGAGCCAGCAGAGAGGTAACAACAGAAAAGGAAGCCCCTCAGCAAGCGCATATTACTTCACATTTGATATTCGGGCAGACGCTGAGAAGGTTCTTGAGCAGATGCGCGATGTATCGGACCAGAGAGACTTCGTAACGATCATGGACATGTTTGCGATCGCTAAGAGGCAGACCAGTAACTATACCTATAACGATTGGGGATGGTACGATCTGCGGTCGGCTCTTGTGAGAAGAACTAATGACGGACGATATTATCTGGACCTCCCGAAACCGGTTCCGATCGAGGACTGAATTATGGTTTGCCCGTGTAAAGGCTGCGAAGTTAGAGAAGCTGGATGCCACGATAGGTGTCCAGCTTATTCTTTGTGGCGAGATGAACTTAAAGAAATAAAGGAGAAAATGGACTGGGAAAGAAAACTTGATTCTTTCTTCAGTGAACCCGAAAGATGGGTTGATCATATTTAGGAGGTACACATAATGTTTAATGCAAATAGAGTTAATGCAAAAACAATTAATAATCTGCGTGAGTTCGGCACTTCAATAAAAAACAAAACTTTCAACAATATTGAGGTTTTACGCAGTTCCTTTGACACATGTCGTTTTCGCAATATTCAAGCTATGGAACTGATGTTTGACTGGGACAGCTTTAACGACTGCTTTATCATCGATTGCTTTTTTCAAGAGTGTTACTTCGATAGATGCTCCTTCCATTTGTCTCATATAGTCAAAACGATTTTTAGAGGTGTGACATTTGAGAGCTGCAACTTCGCCGATAGCTGGCTCGGAGATATTGGAGAGTCGTTTTTTATAGGATGTCGCTTCGTGGACTGTATTTTTAGCAACGACTCGTCGATTGAAATGTTTCAAGAGTGCGAGTTCGTACGTCCCCAAAAGTTGCCGTATATGTCAATGGCTTGTCCCGATGAAGGAGAGTTTATCGGATATAAAAAGGCGTACGCCAACGGAAAGTTCGTGATCGTAACGCTTCGTATCCCAGCCGATGCAAAACGCTCTTCCGCTTTTGGGCGAAAATGCAGATGCAGCAAAGCTGAAGTTATAGCGATAGAAAGCGTAGATAACCCCGAATTATCAATAAACACCGCTTTCTCGTGTTATAGCGGTTCAGAAAATGAGATTGCCTATACTGTAGGCGAAACAGTGTACCCAGACCAGTTCGACGAAAACCGCTGGTTAGAGTGCAGTAGCGGAATACATTTCTTTATGAACAAAGAAGAAGCCATAAGGTACTAGGAGGTAACTATGGAAAGCGTATATGTCGGCAGGAAACTGTGCAGAGAAGTCATAAAAGCCGGGCGAGTGCTTCTTGACGTGGGCATTAACCCTAAAATCGGTTGCGAAGACAAGAACTATCAGCAGCTCGTAGAAGACGGGATGGATATGGAAACCGCTATGAAAGAAGCATCATTATATTCCAAGAACAAGAAAGCCTCTGATGGCGCAAAATACGCAGTTATATGCGAGATCCTTGAACGGGCTAAGGCTCTTGTGGATGCTGGTATTAACCCGGAGATCGTGATGAGGTGAGAAAGGAGACGACGAATGACTAGAGAGGAAATGATAGAGACACTCAGTAACTATTGCCTGAATAGAAGTGACTGCGTGAGCTGTCCTATAAAGAAAATTACGGGAGTGATATGTAATAATGTCTTCAGCGAAATGACGGATAAGGAACTTGAGGAACGGATGGCTCTTCTCGAAGCGGAAGAAAAAAGCGGTAAGCCCAAGGATGCATCGCATGATGAGGTTGCTAAGCAGATTATGAAATATCTGACAGGTACGGATAACCCTGAAGAAGCGGCCAAGCGGATTGTATTTGGAACAGACAATCAGCAAGCTAAAGCAGATGCAGGAAAAGCTCCTATTAGTCTGGTGCCTATGGATATCGTGTGGGCAATCGCATGGATTCGCAAGTACGGCAACGAGAAATATGGCGATCCTGAAAACTGGAAGACCGTAGAACCGGAGAGGTATAGGGATGCTCTGATGAGACATCTTCTTCATTATATTTCCGATCCCAAGAGTATCGACGAAGAGTCCGGTTATCCTCACTTATGGCATGCGGCTTGCAACATGGCGTTTCTGATGAGTATGGATTACGGAGATCGCGTATATTCCGGAGATACATTTGAGTCGCTTAGATGGAATGGGATTGGCGAAACACTAAGTCAAGGCTTTAAGGAGGGTCTCAGCAATGAAACTAACTAAAGAGGAGGCCGTACGTTTGTTTCATGAGCAGTGGAGCGATATGCAGAAGGAGTTGGGAGATTGTCCGGACCCTTGCTCAAGACTAGAGTTCAAAAGGCACTGGTGCAAAACGCATTTTCCCGAGGAATCAATAAAAAATAATTGCTTTTTATGTGAGTATGCCTTCCATGTTGTTACTACCGACCGTTTTGAGTGCTATTCTTGTCCGATCGCTTGGCCTTTGGCCGGGGAGGGTATTATTCCTGATTGTGCTGTACATATGTCGTATCTTTTGTCTCCTATTTCCGAGATCTTGGCGTTACCTGTTAGAGAGGAGGCGAGTTTTCTGTCCGCCAAGAATCCGGTAGATGTCGTGTATCAAGAGCTCAAAAATATGCACGAAGAACTTAAGCAATATGAGGAAAAGGAGGTAGCAAATGACGCCAACAAGACTGTTTGAAGTAGCTTGTGAGCAGGCGAAGGACATGATGGACCTTAAAGAGCTCACAGAAACGTATAAGAGAGTCGACTCAGGGGCTGTCGAGATGAAGCTCAAGAACGGGAACAAAGCCGTATTCCGAATCGACGGTAACAGCAAAAGAAAATATCTCATGTTTCAGTGGAAGTAGGAGAAAAAATGAATAGCATAAAAGAATTATTTATGGCAACGGCCGAAGTTGTAGCTAGAATGGCGATAGCGATAGCAATGGTCGTTTGCATTATATTTTCTGTAGCCGTGATCGTAGCCTGCCCTATTCTTATAGTGGCGGGCTTATTTTTTGTAGTATGCCTGATAGCCCACATTACGTTCAGCTGGTATATTCCGGTGATGATAGGGTTAGCTATACTTGTATGCTTCGGACTGGCTACGTTGGAGTAGAAAGGAGGATCTCTCGTGATGGGCGCAGAAGAGGCAATCGAAGTTCTGAAAGCATTAGAAGACTGGTTATATTTCAGTTCGATGAACGGAGGGTCAAAGATACAGAGAGAAGCCATTGAAGTGGCCATAACAGCTCTCGAGAAAAAAGTCGATAGGGAGGATTAGACATGATGACTATAGAAGAGGCGATTGATCAGCTCGAAGAAGTGATGGATATCGCGCACGAAGGCAATCCGGTTTACATTAGCGAGGACGACGTCGAGGCAATCAGAATCGCCAAAGAAGCTCTTGAAGAGAAAGCGGGGTATAGATAATATGACTTGCATGGAATATTTGTTCGAAGTGAATGAGGTGATTACAGAAAATAATAATTTACTTCCCGAACAGCTGACCCAGCTATCCAATACGGCTTTTCTTAGGTCCATAGCCTATTCTCTTGCCGTGATCGCTGATAAGCTTGGCGAGTCGAAAGAAAATGAAAGCTGACGAGCCTGATTATGTCTACATGGCAATAACAAAAGACGAGTATGAACTTCCTATTGCAGTAGCTGACTCCGGGCCTGAGCTGTCAAGAATGCTTGGGCTCGAAGCAAACACTGTTACACAACAGATATGGCATTGCGCTAAAAAGGGGTGGCGGTGTAAGTATAAGAAAGTTTATATCGGAGATGAAAGGAGCGATATATGTGGATCGTAACGCAGGACTACATTAAAGGTGAACTCTGGTACCTGGTAGTAAACACTAAAACCGGTGAGCAGAGGGGTAAGTTCGACTGGCAGGCCAGAGCACAGGAATTTGCGGATGAGCTGAATAGGGAGGCGGACTAGATGAAGGCGTATAAGTGCGGTATATGCGGAAGATATTTTGAGGACGAGCTGTTGCCTGCCGAAGAACGTATTACGGCAAAAGGACATTATAGCATATGTTTATATTTGGAGACCAATACAGAAGACTATACGGTCATACACGACGACATATGTCCAGAATGCGCCGGATATATTACCACTGGGCTGATCGAAAAAGGCTGCTCCAATGAAAACGTGAGATATATATCTGCTGAATACCTTGCCGATCTTCGTAGCAAGATGCAAAAGTGATTATATTTTACAGGCCCTATAATAGAGTAGAAATGGGTCTACTCGGTTTTATTATAGGAGGTGTAAAATGAAGGAATTCGTAATGGGAGCAGTTAAGAACGTGGCTATGGCTGCATTAGGAGGCTTTGTTGTAGCAACAGGAATCTTCAATGTAGTGTACGGAACCATGATCTGTGCTCAGCCGTTTATGAATAATTCGGAAGATTAATCCGAAAAAAACCGAGTAAAAACTGAATACTGAACAAAAAAGAGCTTTGGCAGGACGCTGGGGCTCTTTTTTCTTTTTCCTATTTATATTAAGAAGAAAGGAGATTAATTATGAGGGAAGAGAATATGAGTTACGAATTCAAGAACATGGACGAAGCTAAAGGATTTGCCCTGCGGAGTATGCACGATCGGCATGGCGATGAGTACAAGAAGTCAGAGAGAACCAGCTTCGTCCTGTCATTAGCGTTCGAGGTTCTTACGTGTCTCAGTCTGGCCGGCGCTATGATCTTCAGCAATAGAGAAGGCTACTGGAGAGGCGTGAATACTCTTACCGGTGACAAATGGGAAGACGCAGTTCGCAGCGACGTCAAGGAAATGGGCGATACGATCAAGTACGACGACTGATTATATTTTACAGTTGCTCTAGTAGAAAGGAGGTACTCAAGATGAAAAAGAGGTTAAGTCTGCCGAATATGGTCAGCAAGCTTAGACTTTGGTACCACGGTACTATGATCGACCTTGTTAATTCAGGCAATCAGCTTGGACTTATCAAGGATGACGCGGCCGAGGAGCTGAACAAGAAGCACTGCATGATTATATTCAATGACATTTTCCCTAGACTTCATCCCGGAGTAGACCTGAGTAAAGTCTTAGGAGACAAGTAATAAGCAGAAGGCTTGTATGATTCTAACGAGTTGTACAGGCCTTCTTATTTTTCCACGTGCGCAAAAAAATATATTTATATAAGGAAAGGAGACCAAAAATGGGTTTCAAAAGAGGACTTATCAAGTTCGGTATGACAATTAAGAAGTATTCTCCACAGATTCTGGCTGTAGTGGGTACGGTCAGCACGATCGGAGGCGTTCTGTGGGCCTGCAAGTCAAGTATGGACAGCGCCGAAGACATTAAAAAAACTCACGACGAGATCGAAGAGGTCAAGGCCAGCATGGAAAGCGGTGCGATCGAGGCTAAAGACGGTAAGAAGGCCATCTTTAACGCCCGAGTAGAGTGCTTTAAGGCTGTTGGTCCCAGGTTTATCGGTCCGGTTACCATGATCGGAGGCGGATTATATTCTCTGCTTAAGTCTGGAATGATCTACGCACAGTGGCTCACCGCAACATCAGCAGCGCTCAACTCCGAGCATAACAGGAGAGAAATGCTGGAGGAGAACATCCGTCGAGAATACGGCCAGGAAGTCCTTGAGAGGCTCAAATACGGCCTTTACGACGATACTGCGGAGATCCGTACCACCGATGAGAACGGCATCGAGACGGCCCATATAGAGGGTTTTAACGAGGTTGTAGATACGAATAAGCTGGGCCGCTTCACTTATATTTTCGACAAGACGTCCAATCGTTACCAGTCCGACGCCACTCATTGTGATAATTTCTTCGTTAATGCCGAGAGAGTCTTCACCCAAAAATTGCGTTCGAACGGCGTTTTGTGGCTTTGGGAGGTGCTGAGAGACCTGGACATCAAACCAGTAAGCAAGGAAGCCGCAGATTTTGCCCGTAGAGTGTGCTGGACTTACGATCCGAGCGACAAAAACAAGGATTGCTACGTCAATTTGAGGGCAAAACGGGTTTACGACGGCAATTCTCGCAACTTTGCAAGCGGATTTGACCCGGTTTACGTCATCGATCCCAACTACGACACCGCAGAAGACGGAAAATGGTTCGATTTCATGAGATAATGAGGTAAAATATGCTCAAAAAGACAGAAATTTGGGGCGATTGTCCGTACAGAAGGCTGGGCTGGGTCCGGAACGGCGGCGGTTGGAGTTATATTTGTGGCAAAACAGACGAAGGATGCGCTCCAGATTACTGTCTCGGGCCCGATGAAGACGCGAAAGGAGACAAAAATGAACAAAAATGTAGCTAAAGCGCTTATATTTATGGCTGGATCGGCTGTAGGAGCGGTCATTTCAGCGTTTGCAACCAAGAAAGTAGTGGAAAAAGCCTACTGGGACGAATGCGATAAGGAGCTGAACGAGGCTGCTCTACGTCATAAGGAGGAAATTAAGGCCTATAAGGACGAAATTGAGGAGCTTAAGGGCACAATTTCGCAGCAGAATGTGGCGATTTCGGTCCTCAGTAAGAAGGTTTCGGACGAAAAACAGAGTGAAAACGAGGAAAATAGCTCTGATGACTCGGAGGATGACCCACCAGGACGACGAAAAAGCGCTGGAAGAGGCCAAAATGAGGGTGAAAACGAGGCTTATGAGCGGGAAAGAAGGCCATATTGGAGGGAAAGTGAGATCGCTGAAGACTATTTTGACGAGGACGAAGGCGATGATTCCGAAGATATTGAAGAGAGAATAGAGAGTCAGGAACCCTATATTATAGATGAATTGCTATACGAAACTACCGGCTTTGACTACCGTAAAGAGGACGCTAAATATTATATTTATGACGGTAAAGTGGTCGATGCAGACGGTGAGTGGATGGGTAATTATGCCGGAATTTTGGGCGAAAAATGGCTCGAAGGAGACCATAAAAACGGCGATATTGCCTATGTCAGGAACGAATATTATCAGGTTGATTATATGATTGAGTTCGTTGCTGACTACGGTGAAAGGCATATGAATGTGGGTGTTTCCGACTCTGAATGGGAGGACTAATGAATAAGAGCGGTATTCAGAGAAGGTATTTTGAATGGCTCTGTAAGGTGGTAAAAGCGTCAAAAGAGTACTCCATGTTGTGGGATAAATTGCGTAGAACTGACTTCGTTTGGATCGTTGGAATGGACGAAAACAGGGCCAATGACGGGGTAACTTTGAGGTATAATTTTGCTGTTGAGTCAGGTTTTTTGGACGTAGACAGTCAGAAATTAGTAGAGGAATATCTCAGCGGACCGTGCTCTTTATTGGAGATGATGGTCGCTTTATCGATCAGAATTGAACGGGATATTATGAGTGATGTTGACCATGAAGACCGTACCTCCTTCTGGTTTTACAACATGCTTGAGAACCTTGGAGTATATCCTTCGTACGATAATAAGCACTATGATGAGAACCAAGTTGACGAAATTTTGAACCGATTTATGAGCCGAAAATACGAGCAAAATGGGGTTGGAAACCTGTTTTTGGGTGGGCCAAAAAGTGGGCCATTTTTTCTGGAAAAAGAGATTTGGGCTCAGGCGAACTCCTACTTGCTCGAATTTTTTATCTAAAATGCCCATTTTTGAGGGGGGTGGGCCACTTTTGGCCCACTTTTGGCCCACTTTTTTTTGAAAAAATGGCCCACCCTAAAGGGCAAAAAAGTGCCTTTTTGGAGCATTTTTGGGGTAAAATTGGCCGTTTTTGGGGGTTTTTAGGGCAAAATTAGGTAAAAATTAGGGGGGTGGGCCAAAAACCCACTTTTTTTCTCTACCTTTATATAGAAAAATTATTATTTATAAAAAGTTTTTGGAAATGGGTTTGGCCCGGGCCAATGGCCCACCCTCTCACAACTAGCTAGGAGGTACGAAATGAACGATGCTTGACTTCATCGATATTATCGTAAAATTCAATAAAGACGGTTCAATCGAAGTTAGTCCTGACTTTATTAGCGGCGACAGAGTTACCGATCTCTTAATACGAGGAGGTGCTTTTCAAGCTGTATGGGACGCTGATAAAAGTATGTGGTCTACTAATGGACATGACGTTACCCGACTTGTGGATAATGAACTATGGCGTAAGGTCGATGAGCTAAAACTTAAATATGGCAGTGACCGTAATTATATTGTCAAGACCATGGCTAAGTTTTCATCAGGTAAGCTCACGGAATGGAATAAGTTCTTAAAGCAGAGTCCAGACCTTGCGCATTCATTAGACGACTATGTTACATTCAGTGACCAGAAAGTAACAAAGGAAGATTATGTCAGTAAGAGGCTGCCTTATTCTTTATCCGATGGTCCTACTCCGTCATATGACACATTGGTTGGAACGTTATATTCTGACGAGGAACGCGACAAGATCGAATGGGCAGTTGGAGCAATAATGTCCGGCGATGCAAAAAAGATACAAAAGTTCATCGCTTTATACGGAGAAGGCGGAACCGGCAAATCCACAATTCTTAATATCATAAAGGATCTGTTCTCCGGATACTGTGTAACATTTAATGCCAAGGCACTAACGTCTAGTGGAAACCAGTTCCCTTTATCAAAGTTCAGGACCAATCCGCTAGTTGCTATACAGTACGACGGTAACCTAAGCCGTATCGAAGATAACTCAATACTTAACAGTTTGGTCGCTCATGAACCGATGACCGTCAACGAAAAATATAAAGCCGAGTACGATGCCGCGTTCTCGACTTTTTTGTTTTTGGGCACAAATAAACCGGTTGCGATAACTGATGCTAAGTCTGGAGTTATTCGAAGGCTCATCGATGTTATTCCGTCTGGTAAACTTCTGCCTTACGATGTTTACGAACGGTGCATGAACGGCATACAGTTTGAGCTCGGTGCGATTGCTAAGCACTGCATTGACAAGTATAAGAGCATGGGACTCAACTATTATGACAAGTACAAGCCAAATGCAATGTTTAGTGCGACAAACGATATGTATAACTTCGTCTACGACAACTATGACGAGTTCTGCAGCGAACCTTATATTACTCTGAAGCATGCCTGGATGCTGTATAAGGATTACATGGAAGAAGGGCAATTTCAGTATCCGATGAACCAAAGAGCGTTTAAGTCAGAACTGGCAAATTACTTTGAGCACTTCGACGAACGAGTTAGAACCGGCAACGGAGAAAGGCTCAGAAGTGTCTATCGAGGTTTCAAGAAAGACAAGTTCACGATCAGAGAGCATATCGAAGAAGAATATATTCCTATCGATGAGCTTGATTCTAAGGAAACGGCGGTTGAGGATGTAAGTGATTGGCTCGACCTTTGTAAGACAGAGAGCATACTTGATTATATTCTTAAAGACTGCCCTGCTCAGTATGCCAAGGAGGACGGAACTCCGGAGAAATCGTGGGACCGGGTTACTACAACACTGAAAGACCTGGATACATCCAAGCTCCATTATATTTTGTTACCAGAGGGTCACATCATAATTGACCTTGATCTTAAAGACGAGTTTGGTAATAAATCTATGGACCTCAATCTGGAATACGCCAGGAAGTTTCCACCTACATATGCCGAATTCAGTAAGAGTGGAGGAGGCATTCATCTGCATTATATTTATGACGGAGACGCAAGCAAGCTCAGTCGCATTTATGATGACAATGTAGAAATAAAAGTCTATAGCGGAAAAGCATCGCTCAGAAGGAGGCTGAGTTACTGCAACGATTCACCTATAGCAACTATCAGCAGCGGATTACCGTTGAAAGGAGACAAAACAACTATGCTTAACGTAGATAGCATTCGAAGCGAGGTGCAACTGCGTAAGCTGATTAAGAACTGTTTGGCAAAGAAACACCACGGTCATACGGCTCCTGAAATTAATTATATTTTCAGCGAGCTGGACAAGGCATATAAGAATGGCATCCAATATGACGTCAGCGACTTGTACAGACCGATTAAGGCATTTGCCATAAACAGCAGCAATCAGCCAAAGCAGTGTATGCGGCTTGTCGGGAAGATGAAGTTTAAGTCAAAAGAGTTTGAAAAGAATTCCGAAGGGAATCCAGAGGAACGAAATCAGATTATATTTGATCGAAGCGATCAGCCAGACGCATATGAAGAGAAGAAAGAAGATTCAGATAAACCTTTGATTATATTTGATATCGAGGTTTTTCCGAATCTTCTTTTAATTTGTTGGAAAGAGCTCGGAGACAATAAACCCGTTTACACGATGATTAATCCGTCTCCTCAGGAAGTTAGCGACTTTGTCGAGAATCATCGGCTTATTGGCTTCAACTGCAGAGGATACGACAATCATATTCTCTATGCCAGGATTCTGGGGAAGAACAATGCTGAGATTTATAAGGTTTCACAAGACATCATCGGGAACAAGTTCGCTGGTTATGGTCCCGCATACAAGATTTCTGAAGCCGATATCTATGACATCTGCAAGAAGAAGCAGGGTCTTAAGAAGTGGGAGATTGAGCTTGCTGAGAAAGGTCTGCTTGTTCACCATCAGGAGCTTGGCCTCAGATGGGATAAACCTGTGCCTGAAGATCAGTGGCATCTCGTCGGAGAATACTGTGCTAACGACGTTATTGCGACAGAAGCTGTTTGGAATGCCAATCAGGAAGACGTTAAGGCTAGAAGAGCACTGGCAAAAATTAGCGGTCTGAGCATTAACGAGCGTAACAGAGCGCATGCTGCCCGGATTATATTTGGCAACGATAAGCATCCTAAACTGATATATACGGATTTAGCCACAGGAAAACGTAGCGATGGAACAATGGACGTTGCAGCGTTCCCTGGATACAAGTACAGCAGAGAAGGTATCGACAAAGAATTATATTCTGGCAAGGTTGTAACCGGTAAGTCCATTTACAAAGGGCAGGATCCGGGAGAAGGCGGCAGAGTGTTTGCGAAACCGGGAATGCATTACAACGTTGCGCTTCTCGATATCGCGTCTATGCATCCGTCAAGTATCATTGCTCTGAATCTGTTCGGCGAGTATACGAAGCGGTTCAAGGAAATCGTAGACGCAAGACTGGCTATCAAGCATCGCGATATAGAGAAGCTCAAGACTCTTCTTGGCGGAGCCCTTATGGATGCTATCGGAAGTGACGAAGACATGGACATTTTGTCTGACGCACTGAAGCTCGTAATCAACAGTGTTTATGGATTCACTACTGCCACCTTCGACAATCCGTTTAAGGATCCCAGGAACGATGACAACATCGTGGCTAAGCGCGGTGCTCTCTTCATGATAGATCTTCAGGAAGAAGTAGAGAAACGCGGATTTACTGTTGCTCATATTAAGACAGACTCAATTAAGATTCCGAATGCTACTCCGGAGATCATCGACTTCGTTATGGAGTTCGGTAAGAAGTACGGGTACAACTTTGAGCACGAAGCAACTTATGAACGCATGTGCTTGATGAACGACGCTGTTTATATTGCTAAGTATGACGACAAAGGACAGCGTAATAAAGGCGGAAAGCATGCCGGTCAGTGGACTGCAACAGGAAAGCAGTTCCAGGTTCCTTATGTGTTCAAGAGCCTGTTCAGCCACGAAGCTATCGAGTTCAAGGATCTTTGTGAGACCAGATCGGTTTCTACAGCAATGCATCTCGATATGAACGAAGGACTTCCCGAGAACGAGCACAATTATATTTTCGTCGGAAGAGTCGGACAGTTCTGCCCTATCAAAGCTGGATGCGGTGGAGGAGAGCTTCTTCGTGAAGGCAAAGAAGAAGGCACTTTCGGAGCCGTTAACGGTACCAAGGGATATCGCTGGCTTGAGTCCGAAGTAGTGAGAACTCTCGGTAAAGAAGACGACATCGACAGAAGTTACTATAAGGAGCTTGCTGACAGAGCTGTCGAAGATATTTCTAAACTTGGCGATTTCGAATCATTCGTTGGCGAGAGCGCTGATGCGTACGTTAATGCTGTGCCGTTTATGAATCCGCCAGTAGAAGCGGTTGGTGATGCGGCACAATTCAACTAAGAAAGGAGATTATATTTATGGCAACTAAGACTAATATGACAATCAACAGAGAAGACGAGACTGTAGCATTCAACAACGCACAGATCCCTTATGGTGCGTGGAGAAACTTTGCAGGAGGGCCGACTCGTTTCGACCCCAAGAACACAAAGCGGTTCTTCGAGGTATTCTTGACTGAAGAAGAGGCTCAGCGTCTCTCCGATAAGGGATGGAACGTCAAGTGGCTCGAGCCTCGTAATCCCTCTGAGCCCAGACAGGCTCATATTAAGGTGTTCGTTAACTACGATGTGCCCAGAAGGTTCCAGCCTCGTATTTGGATGACCAGAAAGAAAGGTGATCCTATTCTGCTGGATGTCGAAGACCTTGCGCAGCTTGACGGCGATGATATCACGAGAGCTAAGCTCCAGATTCGTCCGTATGACTGGGAACTTCCTACAGGAGCTTGTGGCCGTAAGGCTATGCTGAAACAGATGTTCGTTACTATTGAGGAAGACGACTTCGGAGCTGAGTTCTTCGGTAATGATGAGGACGACGAAGATCTTCCGTTTGAGGAATGATTATATTTTAAATGAGTTTTGAATTAAGAGAGCACCAGAAAGCGGCGCTTAAGAAGATGCGCAATGGATGCATCCTAAACGGTTCTGTCGGTTCTGGAAAGTCTCTTACTTCACTTGCCTATTACTATACTTTTGTGTGTAAAGGTTCTATGGCTAAGCGCACTATGAGCAAACCAAAGGACCTTTACATAATCACTACGGCAATGAAGAGAGATAAAAAAGAATGGCCATTAGAATGCGCTAGGTTTGGCTTGACTGAAGGCGATAATGATGTCGGCGTTAAAATCACGATCGACAGCTGGAATAATATCGCTAAGTATACTCAAGTCACTGGCGCATTCTTTATATTTGATGAACAACGAGTTGTAGGAAAAGGAGCTTGGGTCAAAGCGTTTCTATCTATAACTAAGCGAAACAAGTGGATACTTCTTACCGCAACTCCTGGAGACAACTTTATGGACTATTGTCCCGTGTTCATCGCTAATGGCTTTTACAAGAACCGTACGGATTTTATCAGACAGCACGTCATACCTAAGCCATACGTTAAATATTGGGCAGTGGAACGATACGTCAATGTAAGAAAATTATATTATTACAAAGACTTAATACTCGTCCCAATGGAGTATAAGCGAGACGTAGAATACCATCACATGGACGTTAAGGTGCCTTACTCATCAACAGCATATAAACGAGCCATGAAAGATCGATGGAATATATTCGAGGACCGTCCAATTGCTAACGCCAGTGAGCTATGTTACGTGCTTAGGAGAATAGTGAACAGTGACAGGCGGCGTGTCGACGCTGTAGGCGAACTTCTTGAAATGCATGGCAAGGCAATTATATTTTTTAACTTTACATACGAAGCGGAGATACTTGAAAAGCTGTGTAAAGATAAAAATATAGTATCAGCAAGATGGGACGGGCATAAACATGAGAAAATACCGGATGCTGAAAAGTGGGTATATCTTGTTCAGTACGCTGCCGGCGATAGTGGATGGAACTGCATAGAGACCGACACTATTATATTTTACTCACAGAACTATTCTTACAAGTCTACGGTTCAAGCGGCAGGACGAATAGACAGAATGAATACGCCGTTTAAGCATCTGTATTACTATCATGTCCGTTCACAGTCTGGAATTGACAATGCAATTCATAGAGCGCTGAAGCAGAAGAAGAAATTCAACGAGCGATCATATTTTAGCTCTTTTTAGGTGCACGTGTTTTACAATTCCTATAGTGAGGAGAAAGAGAAGATATAAAAGTCGACTCTTTCTCTTTTTGTTTTTGGAGACAATTATGCTTGAAAACAAATTTAAAACGAATCTGGTACAGACCATCAAAGATCGACTACCTGGTTCTATTATATTTCACCTAGATCCTAATGAACTTCAGGGTGCACCTGACTTACTCGTATTATATCGCGACAAGTGGGCGGCCCTTGAAGGAAAGAAAAACGCTAGTGCTTCCAAAAGACCTAATCAGGAGTACTACGTCAAACTGTTTAACAGTATGTCATTCGCAAGATTCATATATCCGGAAAACAGTAAGGAGGTTCTAGATGAGCTCATCGATTTTATGGAATGACCATCGCCGTCTTAAGGGACAGCATGCGTTGTTCAGTCCATCGAATCCGTCATGGATTAGATATGACGCAGACAAAGTTCGATCATATTTGCAATCTATTGAAGCTAGAGCTCTTGGTACTAGACTTCATGACTACGCTTGTCAAAGCATCGAACTAGGACGAAAACTTCCGAGCAGACCGGCGGACACAATATCCCTTTATGTGAACGATGCCATCAAACTCGGAATGACACCAGAGCAATGCTTATATTATTCGCAGTATTGCTATGGTCACGCAGATGCTATTAAATTCGATCGTGGCACGATCAGAATACATGATCTTAAAACCGGCTCGCTTCCTGGCAAAATGGATCAGCTATTGATCTATGACGCTCTGTTCTGTCTCGAATATGGATACGATCCGCATAGCATCAAGCACAATCTCAGGATTTATCAGTATGACGACATTAACGAAGTCACGCCGCATCCTGATGATATTGCAGAGTATATGGATCAGATTATCAAGGTAGACGAGATCAAAACTGGCGCAATGGGGGAAGCGAATTATGAGTGAATTATATTCTATATGGGAAGGCGAGTTCCTATCACATGAGGGTAAAGCTCATGACGAGAACCCTCCTGGACGAGGTTCTGGTAGATATGGCTGGGGTACTGGTGAACGAAAGTACCAGCATCTTCCTTGGGCGACCAAGGCTGGTATGGAAATAAAGCAGCTTCAAGCTGAAGGTCTAAAGATGAAGCAAATCGCAGCTGCTCTCGGGACGAGTCAGGCTAATCTGCGAAGGTGCTTAAGCATAGACAAAGAGGCTCGCGACATTCGCGACAGGAACGAGCTCATCAGACTCAGGGATATCGAAGGCGTTACGTCTATGCGAGAAATGTCCAGGCGCACAGGCATTCCTCTCACTACCGTGGGCAATCTCTTGAGAGAAAACACCCAGGCTAAGATAGAACGTAATGCTAAGTATATGGAGATTCTGCGTAAGCAGATTGAAGAGAAAGGGCATATCGACGTCGGAGCTGGGACTGAACATAACTTAGGCGTTAGCTCCACAAAGATGAACCAGCTGGTTAAGTCCCTTGCTGAAGAAGGCTATGTACTGTCTCATCCTAAAGTGCCGCAGGCCGGAACCAGCTATGATACAAATATGCTCGTTCTGTCCAAGAAAGGTACGCCGAAGAATTATATTTATAACCACATAGAAGATATTAAGACATTAGACGATCTTCATGTGGTGGACGACGGTAACGGTCCAAAAGAAGCTAAGTTCCATGATCCTAAGAGTATTGACTCATCGAGAGTAGCTGTTAAATACAATGAGGAAGGCGGACTCGCTAAAGATGGACTAATTCAGTTAAGGCGTGGAGTTCCTGAACTTAATCTCGGCAACAGCAACTATGCGCAGGTTCGTATTGCCGTTGACGGTACACATTACATTAAGGGAATGGCCGTCTATGGTGACGACGAAGACTTCCCGAATGGTGTCGACGTTCTCTTTAACACCAATAAGAAACTCGGCACTCCCATGATGGGCGCTAAAGACAACACTGTGTTCAAGCCGATCAAAGGTGAAGGACTTCAGGCATTTGGCGCTACAATCAGAGACCAGAACGACTGGACTGATGAGAACGGTAAACACCATGAGGGTCTCGTAAACATTGTTAAAGAGCAGGGTGTATGGCATGAGCAGCAAAGAACGCTTGCCTCACAATTCTTGGCTAAGCAATCACATCAGCTGGCCAAGAAACAGCTTGACCTTGCTTACGCCGATAAAGAGAACGAGTTCAAGGAAATTCAGGCACTTGACAATCCCGTTGTTAAACAGCGCATGCTCCGGTCTTTCGCTGAAGAATGCGACGCTGCTGCTGTACATCTCAAAGCTGCGGCAATTCCGAGACAGTCATGGAACGTTATTATTCCAATGACCACTCTTAAAGATAACGAAATCTATGCTCCCGCCTATAAAGATGGCGAAGAGGTGGTCTGCATTCGTTATCCTCACGGCGGTAAATTTGAACTTGTACAGCTTAAGGTCAATAACCGTAACAAAGAGGGCAAGAAAGTACTGGGTTCGGACGCCTTTGACGCCGTAGGCATAGGCAAATCGTCTGCTGACAAGCTCTCTGGTGCTGACTTTGATGGCGATACAGTTCTTGTTATACCTAACCCTAAGAAGCCCACTAAAAATGGGAAATACAAGTATGAGATTTCTGTTAGAGACTCGCTCGAAGGACTCAAAGACTTTGATCCTAAGATAACTTATGGTGGCGTAGCTGAAAAAGACAGGATGACGAGCAAAAACACTCAGCGCCAGATGGGCATCATATCTAATCTTATTAGTGATATGACGATCCTTGGGGCCGATGATGATGAACTTGCCAGAGCAGTAAGACATAGCATGGTCGTTATCGACGCTGAGAAGCACGGGCTTGATTACAAGCGGTCGTATAAAGACAACAAGATCGCTGAGCTCAAGAAGAAGTACCAAGGCGGCGGAGGCGTAGCGACACTTCTGTCTAGAGCCAAGAACCCCAGGTACGTGCCTGCCCGAGTCACCAACAACCCCTATGATATCGATGAAGAGACTGGCGAACGCATCTGGAATAACCAGAAAGAACGTAAGTACATCGATAAGGACGGGGTAGAGCGTACTATCAAGCCCCGCAACATCAAGACGTACTGGATGGATACTGTATCTGATGCTCGAGAATTAATCTCCGATCGGAACACGGTAATAGAGAACGTTTACGCTAACTTTGCTAATGAGTGTAAGGCTTTGGCTAATCGTGCGCGCAAAGAACTCGTTCGTTCTAGTAAAGAGGAGCACCTTGAATACAGCAAGGAAGCAGCCAAGACCTATGCAAAAGAAGTAGAGGAGCTTAATCGCAAGCTTTTGACCGCACAGAAGAACGCGCCCAGAGAGAGGGCGGCGCAAAGATTAGCCAACCTCAGGGTAAAGGATGCGGTAGAGAATGCAAAGCTGAACGGAACCGAGCTGACTGATAGCGAGGTACGTAAGCTCCTTGCTAAACAGATTGAACCTGCCCGCAGAGAGGTGGGAGCTAAGAAAGAGCGGGTCAAGTTCACCGAACGTGAGTGGGAAGCAGTGCAGAAGGGGGCTATTCATCAGACCACCCTGGCCAAGCTTCTAAGCAATGCGGATGAGAAGAACTATAAGACCCTGGCTACCCCTAGAGACCAGCGTGGGCTGTCACAGTACAAGATCAACCGGATAAAGGGTATGCTAGAGGCCGGGGTAGATACCCGTACCATGCAGTGGATAGCCGACTACATGGGAGTGTCCCTGTCAACTATTGCTGCAGTCAAGTCTGGTAAATACGACAAGAAGTAAGGAGGAACGAGTATGGCTAAAGACTATTGGGTCACTACCTCGAAGAATCCTTATGACCCCTTTACCCAGTGGGCTGACTGGTATCATTATGACGAGTATGAGAAGCGCTACTGTACAACTGGTTTGATGGCGCGTTTTTCATCGTGTAGTGACGATGACCCGGAAAGCTGGAAAAGGGAATCTGATTTACGGGCAGCTACCATAATTATTAACGAAATACCTCTCCTGTCAGACGACGAAGAGTATGTGCTTGTTACAAGAGATGTCCCTGATGAAGACGAAGATTCATAGGCTTGACCTCCTCCTTTAATACAAGACATAGTGTGATTATTATAGCTTTGTATGCACTTGCTTTTACACATCTGTATGCAAAGCTATTGATTCACACTATAACGATCTTAACGTGTCTTTACAACACCATACTCACTGCACAAACCTTATTGTTATGCATACAGTTGCTTAAAGATATAGAATCAAACAAATTAATTTAGTTTCTTTTAGTATTTTAGTTATTAACAAACAGAATAAAAAGTATTTGACTTTGTTTTAATCTATTCAAAACAAAACTTTTTAACTAATTTAAACTATTTGTTTAATGTTTTTAAGTATTTTTGTTATATTGAATGGATTTTGTTTGTTTTTAATCTCATTTAAAGGCAGAAATAGGTATAAACATGCTTAAAAACGAAGAAATTAAAAGATTTTCAATCAAAAATCCTTTTGCAGGCTTCAAAAAGCATACAAAACGCTCACCACTCTGGTCTATTTCGACAAAAAGAGGGTAGAGGGGGGTCCAAAAAATGCACACCCCCACCCATATCGCGCCCATCTTTATTTTTCCCCCGGAGGATTATATTTTCAAAACTTTCTAGTCCCGCTTTCTGCGCCCCGTAAGCCAAGGACGGCATTTTTTCTAAGTCGCTACTGCTTAGGGTAAGTGTCTGTCTCCTTTCTGCCGTTCATAGTACCTCCTAATTTACTATAAAAGTCTATCGGGACGCAGAAAGAGGTATTAGAAAAGAAAGGAAAGTCTAATGAAAAGCAAAGAATCTCCTCCGATTTCTTCTAGAAAGTCTCGTGGAAGAGCGAGGTCGCCTGAAGAACGGGAGGCTCAGTTAATTTCTTTGGCTATGGACCGTGTCGAAGAGCGTATGATGAACGGTACTGCGTCTTCACAAGAGTATGTACACTTCCTCAGAGCGGCTTCAACCAAAGAAAGATACGAAACTGAAAAGGTAGCACTAGAACTGGAACTCGTTAAGGCTAAAACAGAGAATCTGCGCCTGCAACAGAAGAACGAAGAGCTATATGCTAATGCTCTTAAGGCGTTCAAACGCTATACAGGAGCGGACGACGAGGACGAAGACGATGAGGACCTATACTGATCTGCTCAAAATCTCTTCGTTTGAAGAGCGTCTAAAATATCTGATGCTTTACGGTAAAGTTGGTCATGATACATTTGGCTATGACCGGTATCTTAACCAGTACCTATATCAGCGATCAGAAGACTGGAAACGAATTCGTAAATACGTTATTAATCGTGATAACGCTTGTGACTTGGCGCATCCAGATTACGAAATTCATCCTGACGGCAGAAGATACATTATATTAGTTCATCACATGAACCCAATTACCAAAGAGGATCTTCTGAACCGCTCTGACATTGTGCTTGACCCAGAGTTCCTAATTACAACAACTAGAGACACACACAACATTATTCACTATGGCTTCACCAAGTCCAAACGTCCGACACTGATTGAACGGACGCCTAACGATACTTGCCCTTGGAGAAAGAGGTAAATGCTATGGCCGTAAACGACAGCATCTTAACTAGTGTAAAACTTTACAGTCTGGTCCCTAAAGAGACCACAATTTACGATGCTCAGATCATCGACCATATCAATGCGCAGTTTAATACTGTGAAGCAGCTTCTCAAGGGCTTCAAAGGCTACGTGATCGTAGACGAGCATGACACTTGGGAAGATATAGGAATCAGCGATCCGACACTGCTATCGGCAATAATCGATTACGTGAAGATTGCTGTTAATTTAAAATTTGACCCGCCAACGAATTCCTACCTGGTTACACTCCGTAAGGAGCAGCTGGCAGAAGCGGAATGGCGGATCTGCAACGACTATTCATGCGTGGAGGAAACGTGAGTACGACTTTAGTGATCGGGCTTCCTGGCACCGGTAAAACTACTTATGCGAAAGAGAATCGTGGTGATGCGCTAGTCTACGACTTGGACTATCTCAAAGCGGCTCTTACATATTCGGATGTTCACAGCCCAGACGACGAGGACGCAAGAAAGGTGGCTAACGCTTTTCTGGCATCTTTTTGTTTATTTGCGCCTCTTCAGCGTAGGGACTGCTTTATCATTCGAACGGCTCCTAAGTTGGACGAACTTAAAGTATTAAAACCGGACAAACTTGTCGTTATGACTAAAGAATACGACATTTCCAACCGTGCAGATTTTCATGATGTCGACAAAGAACTCTATAACATTCGCATCACAGCATGCATCAAATGGTGCGACAAGAACGGAGTCGATATTGAAATTAAGGAGTAACTATGGCTTACAACAGATGGCTATCACCAGTTTATTATCGTGGTATTGAACTAGCGTCAGACCATCTTGAGCATCATGGAGTTTTAGGACAACGAAAAGGCAAACGTAATGGTCCTCCTTATCCTCTGGACCGCTCAGTATCTAATGGGCATAAACTTCTTAAAGGAGACGGTTCGCCTCAGGGAAAGAAGAAACGAAAACAGAAAACGGTTTTTGTCTCTGGTTCTTCTAAAACACAAGACGAAGCTTCTGGTTATTACCGTAAAGAACTCCCTAAAGATATTCAGAAGCAGCTCGATGACCATATCAGAAAAGGTAATCGTATCATCGTAGGCGATGCTCCTGGCATTGATAGGCAGGTTCAAGACTATCTGAACGCTAAGAAATACAGAAATGTGGAAGTCTATGGACCAGGGAAAGAAGTTCGATACTCTGCAAATTCCAAGTGGAAAACCAATCCGATTGACGATCCTGATCATGAACCTGGGTCCAAAGAATGGCTAGCTAAGAAAGACATAGCCATGACTGAAGCAGCCGATGAGGGGCTAGCAATTGTATTGGACGAAGGTGCAAAAGCCACGAGAAAAAACGTTCAACGTCTGTCTGACAGCGGTAAGGGTGTTAAGGTCTATTCTCTTAATAAAGACGGAACTGATAACTGGGAAGACGATTGGGATAGAAAATGGAATACGACGTACGCTAGTAAGGACATTAAGAAAGCTAACGATATCTATAATACGTTATCCAAACAGGAAAAGTATTTCTTGACGGCCGAAGAAAATTCAAAGCGATACGTTAGTCGTGAAGAATATGGTAAAAAAGGGACCAACGCCTATTCATTAATAGAACAATATAAAGATACGCCGATTTCGGTTATCGACATATGGAAAAATGATCGTGGTGGCGCAGACGTATCTATCGCAGTCAGAAATGATAGCAAATATAGGCATAAAGGATATGCAAGCCGTGCCTTAGAGAATGGCATTAAGTATTTTTACGATCACCCGGAAATCGAGTATTTAATATGGGGCGTTAATCATAAAAACAGACCTAGTATTGAATTAGCGAAGAAATATGGATTTTATCTATACGATAGCCGAGACGACGGCTGGGATATCTATACGTTAGATCAAAAGAAGAGGTAATCATAATGTACAACAGATGGACTTATAGTGACGAGTTGTACCATCATGGAGTTCTGGGACAGCGAAAAGGCAAACGTAATGGTCCTCCATATCCTCTTTACAGGCAGGAGCGATTCAAATCCCAACGCCCTGACGGTAGCCCTATCACGTCTAAAAAAGCCTATAAAAAGGCCATGCAGGTAGAGCGGGCTCAGAAAAAAGAGGAGCGCAGCAGTCACCCTAAAGGGACAGCAGAGGACCGTAAAGAGCGAGACAGTGTAGCGGCAAGATTTAAGCGCGCTTATCGCCAGTATCGTAATGAACAAAAAGAGACAGTAGAGAGAAACAGAGTTCGTAAGGAAGCATATGATAAGGCTAAAGACCGCCTTGATAAGTCTTATCTTCCAGAGGATCGAAAAAAGAAGCTTCTCGAGGATACAAAGAACTGGAAAAGTAATGACGATAGCGCCAAGAAGATTAACGATGCTATCGACAAGTACGAAACAGAGGAGAGAGAAGCGGCTAAGTCCCATGGAACTGCTGAAGAGGTTATGAAGTTCCGAGAATCGTTTTCTAAAGACGAATGGAAGGAAATCGCAGATCGCCTTGAACAGGAAAACCGCGTTAGAAAACTTACATCGGACACGACTTCCGGTCAGCAGAATCAGAACAATAAAGGTGGCAATCAGCAAGGGACAAGCTTTGTACCTGAGAAGTTTAACGACAAGAAAACTCAGAAGATTTATGACCGAGGACGTGCTACTACTGTTTGGAAAAATAGAGACAAGTTTACACCCGAACAGCTAAACTCTATTGCCGCCAGAATCGAAGCGGAAGATAAAATAGCAAAATACGCTAATAACTCCGTGGATCCCAAAGGCAACGCTGCTTTGAGATTTGAAAAAATAGTCGATATTCTTTCTACAATGGGGAAAGGAGCCGAGGCCATCAGCAAGATCAAGAAGCTATTCCCCGAGGACAAATAATGAGCTTATCTAATACAGCGACGCCAAAGTATTACGGTATGTTCCGAGACAAGGTTCTTCGAGGTGAGATTCCAGTCTGTCGAGAGATTGAGATGCAGATGAACCTTATCGACAAGCTCATCGAAGACCCACAATACTATTACGATGACAAGGCCGTAGAAGGCTGGATTGCGTTTTGCGAGGAAGAGCTTACTCTTACTGACGGCGCGGATCTGCATCTACTGGATTCGTTTAAACTATGGGCTGAAGATGTATGGGGCTGGTACTATTTTGTCGATAAGAAAGTCTGGAAACCAGGACTCCATGGTACAAAAGGACGCTATATTCATAAGCGAGTAAAGATGCGCTTACGCAACAAGCAGTATCTTATCGTCGGACGAGGCGCTTCTAAATCCCTTTATGCCACATGTCATCAGGCTTTTGAACTTACCTGCGACGGCGCAACAACATATCAACTTACAACAGCCCCGACTATGAAGCAGGCTGATGAAATTCTGTCACCTTTCCGCACAGCTATCGTCCGTTCTAAAGGACCATATTTCCAATTCTTAACAGATGGCTCTCTCCAGAACACAACTGGTTCTAAAGCCAATCGAGTACGTCTCACCTCAACCAAAAAAGGCATTGAAAATTTCATGACGGGGTCTCTTCTTGAGATTCGTCCTATGTCTATACCGAAGCTTCAGGGAATGAGACCGAAGATGGCAACAGTTGACGAATGGCTTTCTGGCGATATTCGAGAAGATCCTATAGGTGCTATCGAACAGGGCGCGGCTAAGGTTAAGGATTGGCTTATTATAGCCACAAGCTCAGAGGGAACAATACGAAACGGCTGTGGCGATACCATCAAACTGGAGCTGATGAAAATTCTCAAGGGGGATTACGTCAACCCGCATGTATCGATTTGGTGGTATAAACTTGACGATATTTCGGAAGTAGCCGATCCAGATATGTGGATAAAAGCTAATCCGAATCTCGGCATAACGGTGTCATATGAAACATATCAGACCGAAGTCGAAAGAGCCGAGAATGCTCCAGCGGCTAGAAACGATATTCTGGCTAAAAGATTCGGTCTGCCTATGGAAGGATATACTATATTCTTCACATATGACGAGATACAACGCCATAAGCGCAAAAGAGATTATTGGCAAATGGCTTGTGCTATGGGCGCTGACTTATCACAGGGCGATGACTTCTGTGCATTTACTTTTATGTTCCCTCTCCCCGGCGGCAAGTATGGTATTAAGACAAGAAGTTATATCTCTGATCTTACTTATCATAACTTGCCGCTTGCTATGCGCCTCAAATACGATGAATTCCAGAAAGAAGGAAGCTTGGTCGTAATGGAAGGCGCTGTTCTTGATTTAAACGACGTCTACGATGACTTAGACGCATATATTCAGGAACACGAGTACGACGTCAGATGCTTTGGCTATGACCCGTACAATGCTAAAGAATTTGTCAATCGATGGGAGCTTGAAAACGGTCCTTTCGGTATTGTCAAAGTTATACAGGGTTCCAGAACAGAGTCTGTTCCCCTTGGCGAGTTGAAGAAGCTTGCTGGGGAGCGGATGCTTTTGTTTGACGAGGCCCTGATGGAGTTTGCGATGGGTAACTGTGTAACTATCGAAGACACTAACGGAAACCGCAAACTCCTTAAGATGCACCGTGAACAAAAAATCGACAATGTGTCTGCAATGATGGACGCTTTTGTCGCTTACAAACTGAATAAGGATGCTTTTGAATAAACGGAGGTAATAATGCCAACGATAATGCAACGCATCCAGCACGCCTGGAACGCATTCAGAAACCCTAGGGACCCGACTTATACAAGTATTGGACCGTCATACTCATACAGACCTGATCGGTTCCATTTTACCAGAGGCAACGAACGCTCAATTGTGACTACTGTATTCAACCGAATTGCTGTAGACGCGGCAGCGGTTGGTATCGAACACGTAAAGCTTGATCAAAATGGAAGATATAAAGACACATTAGCGACCGGACTTAATACGTGTTTGACGCTTAGCGCTAACGAGGATCAGACAGGACGAAGTTTTATACAGGATGTAGTCCACTCGATGTTTGACGAGGGATGTGTCGCGATTGTTCCGGTTGTTACCGACTCCGATCCTCTATTTACGCAGACATACGATGTATACAGCGTGAGGACCGGAAAAATTGTCCAGTGGTATCCGCATCATGTAAAAGTGCGAGTATACAACGAAGATACTGGGCAGCAGCAGGACGTACTGTTACCCAAATCTATGGTTTGTATCATAGAAAACCCATTCTATGCGATCATGAACGAACCGAACAGTACGCTTCAAAGACTCATCAGAAAATTGAATCTTCTGGACTATGTTGATGAACAGTCTTCGTCCGGAAAGATCGATCTTATCATACAGCTACCGTACGTCATTAAGTCTGATGCTCGTAAGAGACAGGCCGAAGAGAGACGTCAAGCCATCGAAGACCAGTTGGCCGGATCCAAATACGGTATCGCTTACACCGATGGCACTGAGAAAGTTACCCAGCTCAACCGATCAATAGAAAACAATATATGGACCGAAGTCAAGGACCTGCAAGCCATGCTGTACAATCAGTTAGGCATTACTGAAGCGGTTTTGAATGGTACTGCGGACGAACAGACGATGATTAATTATTACAACAATACCATCGAACCTATTCTGTCTGCGATTGCTCTGGAAATTCAGCGCAAATTCCTTACCCCGAATGCTCGGACAAGAGGACAGGCCATCCGTTTCTATAGAGACGCATTCAAACTCGTATCTGCAACAACGTTTGCTGAGCTCGCAGACAAGCTTACCAGAAACGAGATTGCTACGTCTAACGAACTTAGGACATCTATTGGCTGGAAACCGTCCGACGACCCCAAAGCAGATATGTTAATCAATGCAAACCTCAATCATACAAACGAGGACCTCGGACTTGGTGTAGTTGGTAACAATGAAGGTAGCAGAGTACAGTCCATCGTTGACCGTTTTCGCGATCAGCCATTAGGACGACGAACAACTAAATAGAGGAGATGATCAAAATGGTGAAAAATTACGATTTTCGTGGCTGGGCCACACGTAATGATTTGCTATGCGCCGACGGCAGGACGATCAGGAAAGACGCTTTTAAGGAGTGCGATGGAAAGAAAGTACCACTTGTATACAACCATCAGCGGTCCAGCGTTCATGACGTTCTTGGCCACGCTATTCTGGAGAATAATCCGGAGGGCGTAATAGCATATGGTTATTTCAATGACACAGAAGAGGGTCGAAACGCTAAAGCAAAAGTTCTGCACGGCGATATCGACTCTCTTTCTATTTGGGCAAATCAGCTCAAACAGGTCGGCGGAGACGTTCTACACGGCGTTATCAGAGAAGTCAGTCTCGTGCTCGCTGGCGCAAATCCCGGAGCTTTTATCGACGACGTGATCTCTCATGCTGGATCTGAGTATTTCGAAGGCGAGATTTTCACAGGCGAATCCATCGAGCTGTATCACGCCGACGACGAGGAAGACAGCAAGACCGATGGCAAAGACGCCGAGGACAGCGCGCCTAAAACTATCGGAGCCGTTCTGGACACTATGAATGATGAACAGAAAGAGGCTGTCTTGCAACTGATCGGACTCGTAACCGAAGACCAGGGAGCCGACGAGGACGACGATAAAAACGACAAAGACGAAGCTCCCGATAAAACTGAAAATTCCGAAGGAGGAAAAACTATGAAGCACAACATCTTTGACCAGGCTTCTGGCGGTGTGTACGCTGGTGCGCCTGTTGACGCCCTTACAATGAATGCGATTAAAGAAGACGCTAAGAGACTTGGCTCCATGAGAGCTGCCGTTAAGTCCAGGATCGAGAGCGGCGAACTCACTCATGCTCTGACCGTCCCTATGGATGGCATGGAAGGCCCCTCTGCCGAGACAGCAGATCAGACTTACGGTTTCCGTGATCCCGATATGCTCTTCCCTGAGTATAAGAGTCTGAACACCCCGCCCGAATGGATCAAGAGAGATACCGGCTGGGTGAGCACTTTCCTGAACGGCGCTCATCATACACCCTTCTCCCGCATCAAGTCTATGTTCGCTGACCTTACAGAGGACGAGGCTCGTGCAAGAGGTTACATCAAGGGCAAGCTGAAGAAAGAGCAGGTCTTCACTCTGCTGAAGAGAACTACTGATCCTCAGACTGTTTACAAAAAGCAGAAGATCGACAGAGATGACACTATCGACATCGTTGATTTCGACGTCGTTGCATGGATCAAGGGCGAGATGAGAGGTCAGCTGGATGAGGAGATTGCAAGAGCAGGTCTTATCGGCGACGGCAGACTCGCTTCTTCCGACGACAAGATCCAGGAAGCTCACATCAGACCTATTGCTACAGATGTTCCGCTCTTCACTATCCGTTCTGAGGTTGATCCCGGCAAGAACGAGCAGGAGATGGCTAAGAACTTCATCGTTGCTGCTATCAGAGCGCGCAAAGATTACAAGGGTTCCGGCAATCCGATTCTCTTCACTACCGAGGATATGCTCACTTCCATGCTGCTGATCGAGGACGGTATCGGCCACTTCCTGTATGCTTCCGAGCAGGAACTTTGCACCAGACTTCGTGTCAGAAGCATTGTTACTGTTGAGGTTATGGAAGGCTTCCATGTCGACACTACAGACGGCGATCAGTCCACCGGCGTTGAGCTTCTGGGTCTTATTGTCAATCCTGCGGACTACACCTACGGTGCTGACAAGGGCGGTGCAGTCAACATGTTCGACGACTTCGATATCGACTACAACCAGATGAAGTATCTGATCGAGACCAGATGCTCCGGCGCGCTGACCAAGCCTTTCAGCGCAATCAGATTCACTAAGAAGGCTGCCTGATCAAAATGAAAGGATTCGGCAATGAAATTTTATGATGACGTTATGTTCTCTATGCCTAATGAAATCCGTCCTGGAGTCTGGGGTCCGGATAGAGTAATCGTAAAAAAGTATCCAGGCGACATGAACCGGATGATATCCAAATGGACGCGTGACGGTGACAAGGTAAACGAGGACAAGCGCGTAAACAATCAGCTGAAAATCATTGCCGATGAATTTCTCGACATGAACTGGACGCGTATACGAAGCATTAGATACAAGGGGGTCGAATGGGCTGTTAACACGGTTACATACGAACCCCCTCATTTAATTCTGGAAATCGGAGAAATCTACAATGGTGCGTGAGAGAAGAAGACTAGAGCTTCACGAGAAACTTTGCGAGCTCCTTGGTAGCAGATATGTGTACTACCAGCCGCCCGACAACGTTCAAATGCATTATCCGTGCATAGTATATCACCCAAATCCGGCAGAGGATCGCTATGCCGATAACCGGAGGTATCTTGTCTACTATTCCTACAATGTCCAAATCATTGCTCACGATCCTGAATACCCGTTATTCGATTCATTTCCGGACAACTTTATGCACTGCACCGAAAACGCTCCCCGGTTCGAAAAAGACAACCTTAACCACACCAACTACAAACTCTACTACTAGGAGGATAAATATATGCTTACATGGGATGACAGCGGAAAACATCTTTATGAAACCGGTATCGACCATATGGTCCTTTATCTGCCCGACGAGAATGGTGACTACACTGACGGCGTAGCCTGGAATGGTATTACCGCCTTCACTGAGGCACCTTCTGGAGCAGACTCCAACCCGATTTATGCTGACAATATCAAGTACCTCGATCTGAGAGCTGCTGAGGAATTCGGTGCTACCCTTGAGTGCCTGTTCACTCCTGCCGAATTCGCTGCTTGCGATGGCGTTAAGGAGATTGCTCCCGGCATCTACGTAAACCTGCAGTCTCGTTCTGCGTTCGGCCTGTCTTACAGAACGCTGGTCGGCAATGAGATCAAACAGAACGATTACGGCTACAGGCTGCACCTTCTCTACAATGCTACGGCATCTCCGTCCGAGAAGAATTACAACACGGTCAACGACAGCCCTGAGACGTCCAACCTGAGTTACGAGCTTACAACAACTCCCGTTGCGGCTCCTGGTCTGAAGAACACCGCTCTGATCACTATCGATTCTACGATCGTAGCTAAGGAGAAGCTGAAAGCTCTGGAGGACGTTCTGTACGGCGCAGGCGAGAACACGAAGGCCCGTCTGCCCAAGCCCCAGGAAGTATTTACTCTGCTTGGCCTTACACAGGGCTCTGACGGCACATGGCAGGCTGCCTGATCAAAATGATCGAACATATGAGGCTCTAGCTAAGCGCTGGGGCCTCCTTTATCTGAAAGGAGACAAATATGCTTAGAAAGATGATTACCTACACAGACTATAATGGTCAGACCAGAACGGAGGCTTTTTACTTCAATCTGTCCAAAGCCGAGCTTGTTGAGATGCAGATGACCACAGACGGTGGTATGGATCGTTTTCTGCAGAGAATCGCTGAGACAAAGGACAACCGCGATCTGTTCAATCTCTTTAAGACCATGATCGAGAAATCCTATGGCGAGAAAACAGTAGACGGTAAGCGGTTTGTTAAGTCTCCAGAGCTCTCCAAGGCTTTCATGGAGACCGAGGCTTACACAGAACTGCTTCTGGAGCTCATGGGCGATGATTCGGCAAATAAGGTCGCTGAATTTGTAAAGGGAATTATGCCTCTTGACGGAGTACCGGAAGAAGAGATCGAGAAAGTTATGAAGGAAGCCACAGCCGATGTGATTCCGATTCCTGCACCGTAATTGCTATGCCTATAAAAATTTTCGTTCCCGAATGCGAGCTATTTGATCCGACTACGGAAGAATTCTATACGGTTAAGCCGGTAACGCTTATTATGGAGCACTCCCTTATTTCGGTTTCGAAATGGGAAGAAACATGGAAAGTCCCTTTTATCGAAGGCCCAAACCCAAAGTCTAAGAAAAAGACAACTACCATGTGGAACGACTATTATCGCTGTATGGTAATCAGCCCGAAAGAGGTCGACCCCAAGGTTTTCAGTGCAATTCCGGCTAAAGAAAGGCGACGCATTGACTCTTACATATCGGAGCAGCGAACCGCATCCTACGTTAGCGACGACGGTAAAAAAGGAGGCGCAGGAGAACAGATCACGTCTGAACTCATTTACTTCTGGATGATAAATTACAACGTTCCGGAAAGCTTCGAAAAGTGGCATTTGAGCCGACTGCTGATGCTTATTCGGATCTGTCAGAGAAAGACGGCTACTCCTAACAAAAAGAGCACCAAGGATAAGAGTCTTGAGTACGCCCGGATTAGTGCGGCGAGAAGAAAAGCGGCAGCGGCAAAGAGGAAGACATAGTTATGGCACAGATGAGAATACTTCAGGGAGAAGTAAAAGGCGATTTTCGCAAGACTGATACGTGGCTTCGAAAACTATTAAAACTTGATGTTCAAAATGTATTGAATAAATACGGAAAAATAGGAGTCGAAGCGCTAAGTCGGGCTACGCCTAAGGAGACAGGTAGAACGGCTGCTTCTTGGACTTACACCACCAAAGTTAACAGAGGTCCTAACGGGATTACTGGCGCTACCATTACGTGGAGTAATACCAATACAACAAGCAGCAATTCTACAAAGAATATCCCGATCGTAATTCTCATTGAATGCGGACATGGAACTAGAAACGGCGGATACGTACCTCCAAATCCATTTGTTGGAGATACGTTGAAGCCGATTTTTGATGATATAGCTAAGTCCTTGTGGAAGGAGGTGAAAAGTCTATGAATGCTGATCGCAGTACGGTTATCGATGAAGCCATTGCCAGACTTAAGTTTGACAATGAGCAGTTCGAAAGCGGAGTATCCCAGTCTTTAAGTACTCTAGACAAGCTTAAAGCTGCGGTTGGCGGGGCTTTTATAGGCTTTAACGTAAAGGCCTTTGATACAATCAAGCACTCGTTAGCCTCTTTGAACACTAAAGGAATGGAGAAGTCTGTTAGTACCATTTCCGATCGCTTTACCAATCTTGGTATCGTTGGTACTACAATTCTTCAGGAAATAACAAGAAAAGCTCTGTCGCTTGGATCTAGCTTAACGCATAAGGTATTGTCTCCAATCAATAGCATCTGGGGAATCATTACCAATAAGGGCTGGGCCAGAGCAACTAACGTCAAGCAGGCGGAGTTCATGATTAAGAATCTCGGCTTGTCTTGGAAAAAGGCTTATGATGATATCGAACCGGCCGTAAGAGGTACAAGATTCGGTTTCGATGAGGCTGCTACGGCGGCTGCACAGTTAGCTACTTCTGGAATCAAGTTTGGCGAAGAGATGCCTGCTGTGCTAAAGGCCATCGGTAACGCCGCTTCTATGGCTAACGTCGAATATAGCGATATGGCTCACATCTTCACTACGATGGCGAGTAACGGTCGTGTGTACGGCGAACAGCTTCAGCAGATGTCTTATAGGGGCCTGAACGCTACTAAAGCTCTTGCCGACTACTTAGGCAAATCAGAAGCAGAAGTTAAGGAGCTCGTGTCTAAGGGCAAAGTTAGTTTCGCTGACTTCTATAATTCGATGAATAAGATGTTTGGCGACGCTGCTCATAAGGCTAACGAAACGTTCAGCGGTGTCTTGGCAAACAATAAGGCAGTCTTTGCAAGAATCGGTCAGGTATACGCTACCGGTTTTATGGATGCTTCGCTTAAGGTCCTTCAGCATACGTTACCTAAGCTTCAAGAGTTCGAGAAAGCGATTAAGCCGATTGGAGAATTAGCATCATCCGCTATGGGCGTTGTTGCGGATCGTCTGGTTCCCCTTATCGATCGGATTGATTTTACCCCCATTACTAAGTTCATAGATACATACGTTAAGCCTCTTAAGGAGCAGATAAGCGGCGTTGTTGCTCCAATACAGGATGTTCAAAATGCGGTAGAAGAAGCCGTCAAGCCTGCAGAAGATCTCCTTGAGCTCGCCAATAAAGTTATCCGAGGCGACTTCGGAAACGGCAAGGCAAGAAAAGATAAACTGGAAGAGCTTGGCTACTCTTATGAACTGGTCCAAAATAAGGTTAACGAACTTCTCGGATGCAATTTCCGTTACGAAGTTCAGGCAAAAGAGACAGCTAAAGTGGAAAGCCATGTTGCACAGGTTACAACCCAGCACACTGCGGCTCTGTCCTCTATGTCAGACGTAGTAACTAATCTTACAAGATTCCTCGGAGGCCTTCAGTCGGCATGGAAACTGGTCAAGCAGGCTGGTAAAGCTGTATACGACATAGTTATTGTTCCGTTCTTAAGGTATCTTCCTACTCTTATCGGAATTATATCTAAGTGGCTTGGCGACGCTGGAGCTCTATTCAGTAAATTTGCAGACTGGGTAGAACGATTAGATCCGGTCCGAAAGATTCTTGGCGGAATCGTTGGAATCAGCAAGATGTTTTTTAGTGCTATCGCGACCATTGCAGGCGGCTTAGCTAATTTCTTCGCTACTATTGCACGATATGACGAGCCTCAGCAGTTCCTTGCTAGTATCGGAGATAACATCGAATTCCTGCTTAGACGTTTCTCTAAACTCCACGTCTTCGCTCAGCGGACCTTTAACCAGATCTCCAACTTATCGGGAGTCAAGAGGCTTACTGCAATCCTTTCTAAGCAATTCAAGTTACTTAGAAATAGTTTAATTAAGCAGATTGTTCAGATCTTCAAAGGCCTCAATTTCATTTTCAATAAAGATAGCGACATTGATATCTTTAGTAAAATCGGAGAGATCCTTATCGGTGACGGCGGAGTCATTGATACGGTTGCTAATAAACTGGCTGACTTTGCGGAATTAATAGGGCGTGCCGGCGATCTTGTCTACACAGCCATCTGGGGCAAATATGGCATCGGAACGCTTGCTACTACTTTTGGCGATAAGATTTCCGATACGTTTAAGAACACAGATGTGATTCCTGCTTCTATTAAGAACCTGTTCAACAACTCGCTGATTCAGAACGTAAAGAATTTCGGAGAAATTGTTATCGGCTTCTTCTCCGGTCTGATCGATAAGTTCAAAGAAGCGTCCAAGCTTGAAGGCGTACAGAAACTCGTAGCTGCCCTAAGCAACCTGTTCGAAATTCTTAAAGGAGGAGCTCTTGATCTTCTAGCAAAGGCATTAGAGCAGATCGATAAACTTCTTAATTCGAATATGTTCAAGGATAGCGAGTTTATTAACTTCTTTGGCGAAGGCGGCGTTATCGATACTGTATCAGGTGTACTTGCTACTTTTGTCGAACAGTTGCAGAACGCGCCCGGATATATCGAGAATTTTATCGGCAAGTTAACCAATCTCCCTTCTAAATTTGGCGACATTGGAGAAATGATTCAGGGAGCAATCGACACATTCGCTAAGTTTTTCAAGGAAGCATCTAAGGGAGTACCGAACTTCATTGAGTACCTGTTCGTTAATATGCTGGATCCAAGTGCTGCCAAAGGCGCAATCGGTACTACGGCAAAAGACGTTCTGGAAATGCTGCGCGACCGAATCGTTTCAGATTTCATAAGCGCACTTCCCATTAAGCCAGAACAGTTAAAGAGCATAGGCGAGTGGATTGGCGAGCTGTTTAGCGGTGCTCTGTCTGGAAGTAAAGCTAGTCTTATTGAGAGCGCTAGCGGATTTGGAGATGTTCTGTCTGTCTTAAAGAGATTATTCGTTGAGAATCTGTCGGCAATCATCAATCCAAATCTTTTGAGTGCGTTTGATCACTTTAAAGACTCTCTTGACTCGACAAGAGGATCTGTTGATGGAGTAGTTGAAAGCGGACAGGACCTTTCTGGAGTTCTTGAAGCGATTCAGAAGTACGGAAAACCGGTACTGGATTGGCTCGCTAAAGCCGCATCTGAGGCAGGTAATTGGTCTTTCGCAGAGTGGATTGGCAATCTTACTGGCGTCGCCAATTTGAATATCCTGTTCAAAATCGGAGGTCTTATTAAGGCAATCACCAACGATATCAAAGACTTCGGTACGATACTTCAAAACGTTGCGCTGGTGCCTAAAGAGTTTGCTGGTGTGTTTACGGCGTTAAAAGACGGTTTCAGCAGTTTTGGTACATTAGCTAAGAACTGGAGCGACGTCGAGAACGTGTTCAAACAGTGGCGCAAGAAGGCGTTTACTACGGCGCTCAGAGATTTTGCTATTTCTGTAGCTTTAGTCGCCGGTTCGATCGCTTTGCTTGGCTCTGACTTTGTCAACTACGATCGCATCCGTGACAATGCTGATGTGCTGTTGACATTCGTTGGGGTCTTAGGTGCGTTCTATTACGTAGCAGCCTCGACTCCTCCTACCGTGTTGGATTCTGTAGCTAATGCGTTCGTAAAGATTGGCGGCGGACTGTTCCTCCTTTCAGCAGCAGTCTTCTTGTTCGGTAAGATGAATCCGGAAGTGCTGATTCAGGGCGGAGAAGCGGTGCTCATCTTTATGACTTTCATGGCTGGCGCAGCGGCGATCGCGGGAAAGGCAAATGCTAAGGGATTTGTCGGTATGGCTGCGGCTATACTGCTTCTTGTTCCAAGCGTGTGGCTATTAGGGCACATGGATCCCGCGACTCTGATTCAGGGCGGATTTGCAATTGCTACATTTATGGGCGCTATGGCAGGCGCCATGAAACTTGCGGATACAGCTAAACCGCGTGGCTTCGTTGCCATTGCTGCGGCTTTGCTTCTTCTTGTACCTAGCGTTTGGCTCCTTGGCACTATGAAGTTTGAGAAGCTCGTCATCGGTGGTTCCGCTATATTGATATTCATCACGTATATGGCGGCGGCAGCGAGGGTAGCCGGAAATGTCGAGCATTCTTTGACCGCGTTTGGCGGAGTGGCCCTCGCAGTAGCAGCCATTACCGCATCTCTGTTCTTACTGTCGCTGATGAAGCCTAGTAAGTTGATAGCGTCGGCTCTGGCGTTGAGCGCGGTTATGTCTGCGTTGATCGCGGCGATGATTGTTGCTAAGTCTGTCGGAGACGTTCAGACTCTAGGCCTTACTATAGGAGCTATGGTTGCTATGTTGGCTGTAATTTCTCTGGTGTTAACTGAGCTTGCTAGTATGGATAACATTGGCTCTCTCGTGGCCGTTGCAGTTACTCTCGGCTTGGTGATCGGAGCTCTTACGCTGTCGTTAAAGATGCTGTCTGGACTCGATCCGGCTATAGCTCTTAAAGCAGGTTTAGCTTTTGATGCTTTTGCTGTTTGTATCGGAGTGCTGTTGAGCCTTGCGGGTGCTCTTGGCCAGTTGGAGGCAGTTCAGAAAGCCGCTGAAGGACTCGGCAAATTAGTCGGTTCGTTCTTCAAAGGGATGGAAGAAGCTAATCCCAAGAGAGCAGATGAACTTAATCAGACCGCAGATAAGATGTCTTTGTTCAGCGAGAAGATTAAGGGCTTTATTGAGATGCTTACCAGCGTTGACGAGACGACCGCTCGCGCTGCTAACATACTCGCGTCAGCACTGATCAAAATGACAGCAGCTGAACTAATAGATTCTTTGTCCGGTTTCGTTTCCAAGTTCGGTAAAGACAATTCGCTTGGCGGCCAGCTCGAATCGTTTGGCGTTTCGCTTAAGAATTTCCTGGAAACGGTCAAAGATATCGACACGGGAGACGATTCCAAGCTTGCGAGTATTGTTAGAGCCATAGACTTTATGGTTGAAGTAGCCAATAAGCTAAAGCCATCCGGTGGTTTTGTCCAGAAAATAACTGGTCTCCCGGATCTTGGCGACTTCGGTAAGAAATTATCCGCGTTCGCAGACGGTTTCAATCCGTTCAACACCAAAGTCAATCTGATGCAGAATGTCGATGACGGCAAAATGGAGCAGATTGGTAAAGGCGCTGGGTATATGGCTGACGTTGCTGGAAAGCTTCAGAACAGCGGCGGAAAGATCGATTGGCTTGTCGGACAGAAGAATCTTGGCGATTTCGGTGCTAAATTGGCAGCGTTCGCAAACGGCTTTGACAGCTTCAACGACAAGGTTAACCGCTTAGAGGATATCGATAAAGAAAAGATTAGCAAGGTTACTTCTGTTACGGAAGAACTAATCAAGATGTCTGGTAAACTCAAAAGCGGAGATGGCTTTGTTCAGTGGGTTATTGGCCAGCAAGATCTCGGAGAGTTCGGTAAGAAATTAACTAAACTCGCAGCAGGACTGGTTGAATACTCAGCAGCGACGGCAGAACTTAACACCGAAAAGATGTCTAAGGTTACATCGCTGTTGATGTATATGGCTTCGTTTGACGGAATGGGTGATATTATTAATGCCGATACTGTTCCGATGATCGATGCTGTAACTAGACTTGCCACATCTCTTAGCGCATGGACTCAATACACATCAGACTTTAACCCCGAGCAGTTCGTTACTGCAGTAGGGGCGCTTAAGAAGCTTGGAGAGTTCTTTGCCGAGATTGACGGAATTAACGTAGGAACAGCAGATACTTTCGGTTCAGCTATGATAAAACTGGCGATGACCGATACTGCGGCCTTCTGCAGCGCTTTCGTCAATGCGGCAGCCGACGCTAAAGTTGCGGTTCAAATATTCCTTGAAGGTGCGGCAGCTGGTCTTAGCGATCCAGAAGGAAACTTCGAGCATTATGGCGTTACGCATGCTACAAAGTATGGTGATGGCGTGACTTCAATGACCGAAGGTGTAAAAGGTCGCATCATAGCTTTCGTCAACATAATATTAGCCGCCATTCTGGCCAAGAATAAAGAATTTATTGCCAGAGGTACAATTGCGGCACACTCCTATGCCAAAGGAATTACTGATAACTCTGGAGCAGCTAAAAAAGCTGCTAGTGGCATGGCTGACCAAGCAGTTAGCGGACTCGATGGGGTTAAGGGCAAATTCTTTGACAAGGGTAACGATGCAGCAGAAGGGTTTGCGGAAGGTATTCGTGATAAGGCTGACGATGCTGCTAGAGAAGCTTCCGATATGGTTACTAACGCTATTGAAGCGGCTAGACGAGCTCAGGATTCAGCGTCACCTTCTAAGATTACTCGCGGCTTAGGTCACGACTATGATGACGGTTACGCGCTTGGTATCGACGACAACGCGTATAAGGCATCTGATGCTGTTGACGATATGATCGCGGCTACGATGCTTACAATGATGGGCGGTATGCAGCAGTTATCCGAGCTTATCGACAATGAGCTGGAAACTGAGCCTGTTATACGTCCGGTGTTTGATCCGTCAGGTGTCACCTACGGAATCGGACAGGCTAATGCGATGCTTAGTAACATGAACACGGACGTAACTGGTGGTGTTGGCGCAATAATTTCCAATGCTCAAAATGGTGAAGCCGCTAAGAAACTCCAGCTATCTGAACTCGATTATACTGGAGACATAGCACGACTCATCGAGAACACGTCAACCATGATTAGCGCTATACGTGAGAACCGTTACGCAATAATTGATGGCGAGTATGTGTTTGACTTTGTTGACACCAGAATGGGCATGGCATAACGATATTTTGGGCGGCTTCGTTTCATAGCGAGGTCGCCTTTTTACTGTTAAGGAGACGATATGCGGTATTTTAAGCTATTAACCGATTCGCCAAATCCTAAGGAACTGGATATTACAACGACTAAGATTCTGTTTCATGATATTTCGGGTCTCGGGTTTGATGAAGACAACACGTTCAGAGCATTGGGAGACGTATGGTGGCTTGATAAAACCGCCTATCAGCAAACCCCGGTCAGCGGAAAGATAGTATTCACCGAAGAAGGAAATACAAGTCCTTACGCTAAGTATCAGGAGTTTGTGCGTTTCATATCGGACCCTCCGCTTATTCTTTTGTACTATCCTTTTGGTCCGGACAGTAAGGTCTATAGACGAAGAATACGTGTAGGGAAAATCGGTAAGACTGAGATCAACCAGTATGGCGTATTGGATATAGATGTCGAGTTTGTACCCTATACGCCTTGGTATGAGGTATTTACTCGTGACATTGATCCCGGCGAGCAAGAGGAATCGTTCGATGAAGGATGGATCTGGGGCGGCTCATCGAATCCTCCGCTTAAATTTGAACCTACGAAAGCAGAGGTCGATGGCGGTCTTGCTAGAAGGGCTAAGTTTAGAGGGGAAGCTCTAAAACGGGTAACATTTGAAGGCGTAACAACCAGCAGAGACAATCCCGTAAAGCTTACCATCTATGGGCCGGTAACCAAACCTGAATGGATTCAATACGTGAATGGCGAACGGTATGCTTCCGGCGGTTTCATCGGTACTTTTATCTTGGAAGCCGGCGAGTATCTTGTTGTCGATAATACATCGGGCCAATATGTAATGAAGGTTTATGACGAAGGAACCGGGGCCGAAAAGCGAAACGTTTACCCGATAAGAGACTTTGATAAGGAATGCTTTCTCAATCTGAAAAAAGGTAACAACGCGATTTCTATCTCAACTTCAGACGGCAAGGGCGTTCGATTTAGTGTAGAAGGACACATCTATTATGCAACCGTATAACGTTAATTTCTTTGACCGTTCTATGACGTATGTGCACCATGATAGCGTAGCCAATATTCTTATCGATGATGATTATGTTTCTGCGGTTGCTAACTCAATCGAAATAAGCCCTACCGATCTGGTAAAAACTGGGCAGTTTCTTCATATTACCAGAGATGATATGTCCTTCTTTGGCGTTGTAACAGATGCCGTACCCGGAGAAGAGAAGACGACCGTTACATACAAGCCGTTTATTACGATATTTGACGAGGACTTTTTATTCGATACAAGCACCCAAGGAACGAGTTCCCAAAAAGAGCATCCGACGCTCGAGGCAACCATTAAGCGCTATTTGGAGGAACTGTACGTACATAATTCCGACACCAAGCAAAGGCTTCCTATTAGCGTTCTAATCGACGATAACATTACGCAAACGGTAAACTGGAGCCTTAATGTTACCCCAGAGACAGAAGGAAGTCATTACTGCATCATGGGACTATATACGTCTCTTATTGTGAACGCTTGCAAGAAGTATGGAGTAACTATTATCGCCGAGCCTAGCTTCAGAGGTAAGACAATATATCTCACAATTACCAAATCTTCAGCAGTGTTCAACATAGACGGCGATTTAAACAATGTAAAAGTTGTCGCGCTTAAATACAACGACAGACCCAACGGTACGAATAAGTTAGTTGTCTATAACACGGAGAACTATTCGCAATTCGTCAGCTTTTACGTGCATACAGACCGAAGCTGGGACACGGACGGAGAGAACAACAGAATAGTACCTGTTATAAGAGAGACGAGAAGCACTGCACCAGATACAGAATTCGAAGACCCTACCCAAGGTTTTCTTGCTTCGGCACTTGATATCGCTTATAGCACTTTGTCTGGGCTTGATTGGGATAACTATATAGAACTTGAAACTATGACGAGAGATCCGATTATTACTCCTATGGACCTTAAGATAGGGCAAAAGATTTCTCTTCGATATAAAGATGGAGTTTATACCAGCATCTTGACTGGCAGGAAACTGAGAACCGACGGAGTAAGCTTACTGCTTGGCTCTGATCGTATTCAGTACTCCAAACGCATTAAGAGAAGCGGAGGAAAATAAATGGACGCTGATATTCGCATTTATCCAGATAAAGAAATGATGGCTCTGGATATGGCCGAACTGATGAAAAAAGCTATTCCAGGAAACGGTATTATCCAGGGTTGTAAAATTAGTGTTGCTAGCGGAGCACTGAAAATTACTGCAGGGCGACTCGTGATTGGAGGAAGGCTTGGGGTCGTGGTAGAAGATTCAACGATCGAAATTCCTTCTTCTATTACAGGAACAGGACGAGCTACTTGTTATCTTGCTGCTGTTTGCGATCTGCAGGCTCCTTCAGCTCCGTTCTTCATCAGGATCTACACTGCATCTGAATTCCAGGCGCTTGAGACTTCCGCTAGTGACAGCGAAACATTTAACGTCGAAAACGGTCAGGAATATATTCATCTTGGCGATGTAGTCGTGGATCTCGTTAATCGCGTCGTTATTAGCTTTACGGCGAACCCCAGCGCTAGAAGTATCGGCTCGGAAGCAGGCATCGAAGAGTTGAGAAGGAGCATTGCTAGCACTGATCAGTCCCTGCTGAACTACGAAACCTCTAATGATAAGGCAATAGCTGACCTTTCCGGCGAGCTAATATCTTGGATCAATTATCTTAGAAAACGAGTTCATGCATCGTCAAAGAACCGCACCTATTCAAACGTATTTAGCGGCGTTGTAGTACCTGCCGGTGTAACCAGAACTTTTAACGTGCGCAAGGAGTATGATGCTGAGACAATAGTTGAAACCGGTAGTGGCGGTGGAAGCGTTCTTCCCTCTGATAAGGCGTATCTTATCATGAGCACTAACGGTAATATCGTAACCGAAGCTGGATCGCAAGATGCAACGCCCTCTAGTCCAGTTGATAAATACGGCGTTCCAACTGACATAGATACTAGGCTCGTGGCTGTAGGAATAGGCGGAATTAACATCGCTAACGCGTCTTCTGGAGGAGCCAACGCAGCGAATTGTACAATCCAGTCGTTTGGTATTTCCGGAGATCATGCCTATGTATCGGTCAGAAACAACGGAACGGCTCAGGCAGTTCTTAAGATCGGCATCAGAATCGAATACTCTCAGAGAGAATAAGGAGGAACACTAATGGCTTTAGAAAAGATAGTATCGAATCTTATTCTTGACGTATACGATCACGATACTACTCCTACAACTATTAAGTCCATCGCCTGTGACGACGAGACTAGATATGCCTTTGCAGAACTTAATTATAGAGGCGTACCGTACTATATCACGTCTAATGCAAAAGTTACGCTAACTGTTCTTAGGCCGGATGGTGCTGGAGTATCGATCGACGGACGCCCCGAAGGCTTTACAGTAACTGAGGATGGCGGAGACGTTACTAAGTACGGTCCTTATGCTGAACTCGACGCGGCTGCTATATGCGTGTCTGGTACTCTCCTTGCACAGTTCAAAATAGAAGACGGACAGCAGATTCTCCGTACTGAGATTTTTAGGATAAAAAATGGCAGAGCTCTCGACGCTGAAATTTCTGATTGGGCTGGCAAGTATCAGGGGTATGATCTTGATGACTTAGTTAAGAAGGTTGACGCTATAGGCATGGGGGCGGTCAGAATCGACGGTGACGTTCTGGCTATAACCACGCTGGATTCTACCGTCGAGGCTTACCATGCATACGTTGATCAGAAGGTAGCTGGGCTCGTAATACCTGTAGTAACTGCCGACACAGCGATCCATATTGATGACGGGAGGTGATATAAATGGCCTATAAGCATTTAGAAAAAATTACAATAGACGGCGAACAGGTCAAATTCCCTGCCGCCAATGTGCTGGAAGAAGAACTTGCGTCACTCAAATACGTCAAAGACGGAGCTTCTGACAACGGCGGCGTGATCGAGGGCGACGTAGAGTACAATGTGGCGAGTGGCATATACTCCCATGCAGAGGGCAGCGAAACAACGGCGAGCGGAGAGAAGTCCCATGCAGAAGGCGGCATGTCCGTGGCGACAATGAGCTGTGCCCATGCGGAAGGCTGCGCGGCAAAGGCTAAAGGGGCAAACTCTCATGCGGAGGGGAACGCTACAGAAGCAAGCGGACCGTGCGCCCATGCGGAAGGTAATTTGGCCATCGCAAGCGGAGCAAGTGCACACGCTGAAGGAACGAGTACGACCGCAAGCGCAAACGATACCCATGCAGAAGGCGGGAATACAAAAGCAACCGGGAATCAGTCACACGCTGAGGGATCTGGAACGACAGCCAGCGGCGCATCGTCTCATGCAGAAGGTGCAATGACCAATGCTATAGGGGCAGACTCTCACGCAGAAGGAGGCGGCACAAAGGCAATCGGGACAGTATCTCATGCCGAAGGTGGTGCTACAGAAGCAAGCGGACAGAGCTCTCACGCAGAAGGTGGTGGTACAATCGCAAGTGGTGACTGTTCTCATGCAGGAGGGAGTGGTACGATTGCTCGTGGATATGCACAGCACGCCATCGGAAAATTCAACGTAGAAAATGGAACGAATGCGACAAGTGACTACGCGTTTATTGTTGGCAATGGTAGTGCCAATGATCACCGCTCCAACGCCTTTGCTATCAAATGGGATGGCACTCTCGTCTTTGCCAACGGCACGGAGATAGCTCCTGCACAATTTGCGGCACTTCTGGCTCTTTTGTCGTAACATTGCGTTTAGAAAAACAACAGAGCGAAGAGAAAATAGAGCAATGATTGTGAAAACTATACTTGCGTTTATTACGCCATTATTGATTGCGTTGCCGTCTTGCATATTAGCTGTTATAGACCTGTGACGCCAAACTCATAAAATAGATAATAAGGAGCGTTCAAAATGGGACTGATTTGGCATGTACCTGGCTTCTCCAAATACGAGAATGATACTCGTTACGGAGATTGCCAGTTTTTTATTTACACATATCCAAAGACGGGCCATAAACTCTTCTTTGCGATTGACGGTTACGATAAAGATGGGGACGACAGATTCATTGAAGATCTGTATCTCTTTAAGGCCAACAAAGATTCTGAAATTTGGGTAGAGATCTCCCATGGGCATTACGACCACCTTAAGGGTATCCGTACGGCCATTAATCACAAGACAAACGGCAAGTATACCTTTAACATAACGCGCCTTTACATGCAGGATCCGGCTTCTCTTAAGGTTGGCCTTAGAGATAATAAGGGCTCTGGCTATGTTAGGAATGCTATCAATACGCTTTACGAGATTAAAGCCGAGGCTGAAGCAAGAGGAATCAAGGTTATTTTCGTTAAGAACATGCAAAAGATTAAGTTCGGCGATACGACTATTCAATTCTTCAGAGAGCAGCCAACGAGAGTAGAAGATAGTGACCGCTACGGAGACACTTACCTCAATCACGGCTCTATCATCACGTGGTTTCCTGACCTTAGTTACATCACCTCTGGCGACGGCCCCAAGAGACTAGACCAAATCTGTGATAAGTACGGCCTCGATCCTATATTTGTCAAAGGTCCTCATCACGGCAACATCCTTATCAGGGTCTGTGCTACCTGGCTTAAGAATCACGGATGTCTTTACTATTGGGACAACGACCTGTCTAAGGATATTACAGGCTTCCTTGAGACGGGAAGAGAAGATGCAATTGCTGTCGGCATGGAGGTTCTTAACTGTATTGGTGACATCAATGGCGTAGCTCATAACGGCAAGTTCTATGTATACAAGAACGGTAAGCTCGCATTCAGCTATGACTGCTCTTACAAAGGACCGAAGACCCTCATCCAGAAGCCTACAGTCACTCTTGTAAGGATGATCTTAAGAGGCAAGTACAGCACCGGTGACCGCAGGATTTCTAAGATTCTGGCTATCGGTTATGCTCCTCTTGAAGCTCAGAAGTATGTCGACCGGGTCATCAATACGGCGAAAGGTATACTAAGCGGACGCCTCGACTATGGCCAGAACAAAGAGCGCATCAAAAAGATCGATGAGGTTTTCGGCGGAAACTACGGCCAGCTCGTGCAGGATTATATTAATGTACTCGCTGGAGTAAAGGAGAACGTATGAGTTTAAACGGCTGTGACGGTGCTAGTTATCAGTGGGACATCGAACCCGCAAAGATGACTACTACCGACTTTTTTATATTCAAGGTCTCTCAGGGTAAGTGGTATGTGAATCCCTATTTCGAGAAGCAATACGCGAAAGCCAAAAAAGCAGGTAAACTTCTCGGTGCATATTGCTATGGCGAAGGTAAAGATCCTGTCGGCGAGGCACGGTACTTCGTCAAACTGCTCGGGAATAAAATAGGAGAGTGTATCCTGGCTTTTGATCATGAAGGCAGAGACAACCGCATATTTGGCAAGGTAGAAGAGGTCGAGTACGTAAGGAAATTTGTGGAAGAAGTTCACAGACTTACCGGCGTATGGCCTCTTCTTTATGTCTCTAAGGGAGTTACCCGTCGTCGAGATTGGTCTTCCGTAGCAAAGAATGTCAAGCTCTGGTGCGCTCAATACGCAAGCGACCGTAATACCAATTACCAATCAGAACCTTGGACAGATGACTATGGCTTTGGCGCGTGGAAGAAAGACACTATCAGACAGTATTCTTCTCACGGCAGAGTAAGAGGATATTCGCGAGATCTTGATGTCGACCTTGCATACCTTACGGCGGAAGAGTGGATGAAGCTTGCAAGACCTGAGTCTATGGGCGCAGTCGTTGAGTCCAATATTCCTGTCGTGACGGATGCTGTGCCTACTACCGAGTGGTCTGATTATATTTACAAAGTCACATCTCCTGTTCTCATCTCAAACAGCGGCTCTGATGAGAGAGGAGCTTACAAGGGCGGACAGGCAGGAGATCAGACCGGTAAAGAATGGCGCATAAGAGACTGGTACAACAGGCCATGGAACTGCGTGCTCCGTCATCCATTAGCCGAGGTCAGGGCATGCATTGCTACAATGGCAGTTAAAGCGGCTAAGAACGACCGCATCGGCTATGACCAGTCGCAGAGGGACAGCTATGGCGAGGCTCTTGCTAAGGCTGACTACGACCCCAGTAAGATCACAAAGAACGTAGAGTCGGACTGCTCTAAAGGCGTTATCGACAATGTTAGGGCAACCGGCAACGTTCTAGGCATCGATAAGCTTAAGAAACTGGACGCTACATATACGGGTAATATGCGTGCTGCCTTCAAAGCTGCTGGCTTCCAGGTCCTTACCGATCCTAAGTACCTTACAAGTGGCGACTATTTGCTTGCTGGAGATATTCTGCTCAACGATGCTCACCATACCTGCACGGTAATTACCAATGGTTCAAAATCAGCAGGACAACAGGCCACACCTTATGAAGAGAATATGGAGGAATACGAGATGCTGCCTCTTCTTAAGAAAAATCGCAAAGGCAATGCGGTAAGTCATCTTCAGTGGATGCTTAATCATGCCTCGTATAAGGATAAAAAGACACTGACTGAGGACGGGGAGTTCGGCTACAAGACCCTCAATCAGGTTATTTATTTCCAGAAGTCACACGGTCTGTCTCCCGATGGTGAAGTAGGTCCTAAGACCTGGAAGAAGCTTTATGATGTAGTATTCTAAATTTTCCCCGGTAGGATTTTTCGAAAAATGTTTATAAACTACAATGCAAATCCTTCGGGCAAGGCTACGGGGGACTGTGTAATAAGGGCTATTTCCACGATTACTGGTCTTCCGTGGCGAACCGTTCACTGGGAACTTGCCATGCTTAGCAATGACGTATACCAGATGATGGACGATAATCCGGTCTGGCACGAATATTTGCGCAGGCTAGGTTTTAATATTCGTATGGTGGAATGGCCTTGCTCGAGGATTAAAGATTTTTGCAAGTGCTTTCCTTATGGCTGTTATATTCTCGGCACCGGGAAGCACGTTGTAGCAGTAATTGACGGCGACTATTACGATACCTGGGATTCCGGTAACGAGCTCGCCGTCTTTTATTGGAAATTGGAGGGATAGAAAGGAGAATTCAAAATGCCTACAAATTATGGACAGTATCAGGCGCCGCAGACAATTACTATGTTTACGGTGCATGGAGAAGAAGGGGCAAATGCGTTTCCCATCGGTCCAGGCCAGAAAGTTACCCTGATCGACGCTGACAACGCTGTTATTTACGTAAAAAGCGCTAATAACTTTGGCCAGACACTCCCGCTCGAAGTATACGACATGGTCTACAGACAGCCTCCTCAGCCTGAAGTGCCTAACGCGGCTCCTTCGATGAGTAAGGACGAGATTGTCACTACTGTGAACGATGCTGTTAAGGCAGCTATGCAGAAGTATTTTCCACAGATTAACTTTGGCGAGTAAGGAGGTAGAGTATGGGTAATCCTTTATTTGGTAATGGCGGTTTTGGTGGAGGTATGCCTCAGAACAATATGTTTGGCGCGTTCGGCGGGATGATGAACTTCATGAACCAGTTCAATCAGTTCAGAAGCGGCCTTCAAGGTAATCCTCAACAAATGGTACAAAGTATGATTCAAAATGGACAAATGAGCAATGAGCAGTTTAACCAGCTCAGCAATATGGCCAATCAGATCATGCCGTTCATAAAGAGATAAGGAGGTAATATGTGAATACTTCCAATGTTATTGTAGGCGTAGTCAGTAACGGTGATTACGGTAATACTTCTAACGCATTTGGCATAAAGTGGGACGGCACCTTTGTGTTTGCGAATGGTATAGAGATCACACCGGCACAGTTTGCGAAGCTACTGGCTCTGCTAGGCAACTAGAAAAAGACTAGGAGAATTAATTATGGCTATATTAGACGAACTTAAAGCAAAAGCTAATGGCGCTGCTGATCAGGCTAACAACATCCAGGAAGCCGTGTCCATGATGGAGTTTGGTGGTGGAAGCTCTGGCGGTGGAGCAGGCTTGGAAGAGATTACCTATGCCGAGCTGAAAGTAAAGCGTGACGGCGGTCAGCTGACACCTGGCGGTCAATATCGTATCACGGACTATGTTTGTACAACTACGCAAGCTGAATCTCAGGCAGTATCGCATCCGTTCGACATAATCGTAGTTGCTGACAGTGCATCCGTCCTCAATGAGAATGCCAGAGCATGTCTGCATGACGGGGATGACTACTACTCTGCGCAAGACCATCAGGCAAACCTTGAGGCGTGGGAGCTGAAGTACTGTATCGACAATGATGATAATCGGTTCGCATGGGCAGATACTGTAAATGGTAAGGGCGTCATCTATTACATGAAAGACGATCGGAACAACGAATGCCCGTATGACTTCAAACAGATCCAGTTCAAGAGATATCCGATCACGGAATGTGCAAAAGTTCCGAGTCTTGTCGGGAAATATGCAGCAATTAACCGAAGCGAGGATATAACCGGCATTGATGAGCAGAACCCGGTCTGGTGTTATACCTTCTCTGTGAGTGATCAGGAGGCTACATCTGTTATTTATGATGGGACAATTGCACCACTTAGCGATGATGGGTTAGATCACGGTTGTTTTGTGTTAGACAATAAAATAAACCCGTTGTTTGACTATAAAGATTTAGAAGAAGGCTATGGACAAAAGGTTTTATATTTAAACAATATTGTTTTTACCTGTTATTTTGGATCCAGCTGCTCCATTAATACCTTTGGAGATAACTGCGGCTCCAATACATTCGGAGATAGCTGCGGCTCCAATACCTTTGGAGATAACTGCTACTCCAATACCTTTGGATATGGCTGCGGCTCCAATACATTCGGAGATAACTGCGGCTCCAATACATTCGGAGATAACTGCGGCTCCAATACATTCGGAGATAGCTGCGGCTCCAATACCTTTGGAGATAGCTGCGGCTACAATACCTTTGGAGATAGCTGCGGCTACAATACCTTTGGAGATAGCTGCGGCTCCAATACCTTTGGATATGGCTGCGGCTCCAATACCTTTGGATATGGCTGCTACTCCAATACCTTTGGAGATAACTTCGGCTCCAATACCTTTGGAAATGGCTGTAACGAAAACACCTTTGGAAATAACTGCGGCTCTAACACCTTTGGGGATAACTGCGCCTCTAACACCTTTGGAAATAGCTGCGGCTCTAACACCTTTGGGGCTAACTGCTTATCTAACACCTTTGGAAATGGCTGTCACGAAAACACCTTTGGAAATAACTGCTACTCTAACACCTTTGGGGCTAACTGCTTCTCTAACACCTTTAGGGATGACTACTCCTTTAACACCTTTGGGGATAATTGCGCCTTTAACACCTTTGGGGATAACTGCTACTCTAACACCTTTGGAAATAGCTGCGGCTCTAACACCTTTGGGGCTAACTGCTTCTCTAACACCTTTGGGGATGACTGCAAGTATGTCGACCTTGCAGCGGGGCTAAGCTCAGCGAATTCAAAACGATACTACCATGTTCTTGACGGCGTACATGGAACGCAAAACTCTCACATTTCCATCACAGGCACAAACGGAAACAATTTCGAGACCTATGTCGGCATGAACAGCAGTGGTGTACTCAAGACTTGGGTACCGGCGGACCTTGCAACGTAATTGAAACACAAAAACGGCGCCGACAATGCCATGGTGTGAGGCTTAATGTTTGGGGCGATAATACGAGTGCCGTTCATAAAGAGATAAGGAGCAGAATATGGCAGAATTTGATACTCCTCAGAGCAGAGTAGAAGCCCTACTTCAAAATGCTCTTGGCGGAACTAACGAGGTTAATCCTGAGAGTAGAGTGGAAGAACTCCTCGAAAAACTAGACAAGACTCTGGAAGACATGGGTATCGGCACTAGAACTAATGTTGATACCGTTATAGCGGACAATAAAATTCAGTTCTTCACGAAAGGAGGCGACTGAGTATGGCTACGATGGAAGGTCTTTATATTAATGGCGAAAAAGCCAAATTCCTTCCGGAAAACATCATCGAAGGCGACGTCGGCGCTTATGCAGAGGCTGTAGGAGCTGGTGTTGAAGCTTGGATGGACGAGCATCTCGATCCAGCAGGAAGCGTCGTAATCGATAAAAACCTGTCTATTGAAGGCGCTGCGGCTGACGCTAAAGCTACTGGCGATGCAGTTAATGAGTTAAAGAGTGCCTTAAATAACAGAACAGGAATCGCATTTACAGAGACGGAAGGCAAATACGTATCAGGTACAGGACACTTTTATGACAATACTAATTATAATTGTACCAATTATATTTCGGTACATAATCTTTCGGATGTATATGTAAAAGCGTATTCAGGTAGTGGGTGCAACTATGAATTTTATGACTCAGATCATATCTTTATTAGCGGCGGTCATACACCTGACAACAACAATAATCTTGTTTCTCTCCCTGTCCCAAATGGTGCATATTATTTTAGAATATCGTACTACGCAAATAGAGGAATGCAGGTATTTGTCGGAAACATACCTAACACCATAACAAAAATCAACGATGCTATATCAGAAAGAAAAAGCAAGTATATCACGCTTAATGATTTAGATTGGATTGATGGGTATTATCTGGCAGTTTCGGCAGATATAAAGTATGAAAATACAGGCTTCAAATATTCCGAAAAAATACCGCTTGAATACATGAATTTGCATAGCATCTCTTTGCACGGCAGAGCAAGTGGTGTAGCATCTATTGTATTTTATGATGAACGTCAGATGTTTATATCTTCTGTTGTAGGGGTATTTATTGAAAGTGTGGAAATTCCATCTAACGCAAAATATATGGCTATATGCGTTGAAAAATCAAAAACGAATGACCACGCAGAATTTATAGTAGATGACTTCACAATAACTAATTTTGTAGGGCTTTTAAAAGAAAAACAGCTTGATAACGTGCCATTGGAGCAAATCATACAGACGGGCGGTATGTGCAAAATATTCCGCACTATCGGTGTTGTGGGGGATAGTCTTTCAAGCGGTGAAATGGCATATGGAAACGCTTCTGATGAATCCACAACACAATTTGTTGACATGTATGAATATAGTTGGATTCAGTACATGGCGAGATACTGCGGAAATGAAGCATATAATTTTTCAGCAGGTGGATTAAGCACAAGAACATTTTTCACAGCACAAAGCGGAAAGTTTTACAACGAATTAATGGATGGTCAGCATAAATGTCAGGCATATTTTATTGCATTGGGACACAATGACAAAAACCAGAATGTTCCAATAGGCTCTATCAATGATATTAATCTAAGCAATCCTGATTTAAACAATGATACATATTATGGAAATTATGGGAAAATTATTTCAAAAATAAAGACTGTTCAGCCAAACGCAAAGATTTTCTGTGTTTGCATGAAAAACAAAACCCAGTTCGGGGCATACAATGTGGCGATTAAAAACATTGCCAATCTTTTTGCGACAAATGTGTATGTGCTTGACATGGAAGCGTATGCTCCACCATTGGAATCATGGGAATACACTCAAGGGCACGGCAATACTATGGGGTACTTAAATTATTCATATCAAATTTCATCGTATGTTGATTTTTTGATTAGGAAAAATCCTTCTGAATTTAAGTATGTGCAGTTTATTGGCACAGAATATGACGGATATATCCCGAACGCATAAATGGACTTAAAGCACCATTTAAACCAGTAACGCATCAGCTAAAAAGAGGTTACGAGATGGACTGGATTTTCTGCCATTTAATCGGTGACTATGTTTTGCAAATAGATTACATCGCAAAAACAAAAGGCGAGAACTGGTATCATCTGCTCGTCCACTGTTTGCTTTACATACTGCCGTTTCGCATTGTATACGGTGCGGATTGGAGACTTGTTATATTGCTTGTCTCTCACATCGTCATCGATGCGCTCAAGGCAAGATATAAAAAGCTAACATACATACAAGACCAAGCGTTACATTATGTGACCGTGTTTTGGCTTTATGTGTTCGTTAAATAAAGAACATTTCAATCAACTAGAGGACTCTATCACAGGGTCCTCTTTTTAATGCAGAAAGAAGGTGATTCCATTGGGCTAGTTTCACCTACTGCTGGATTATATTTATTAAAACTTAATAAGGAATAACAACTATGAATATTTACATTAAGAGGAGGATAGATTATGTCTCTTATGGATTCTAACAACAACGGAATGGTAATGCCTGTTTCTCCTATGTATGGTGGTGGACAGGGCGGATTTGGTTACGGCTCGTATGGCGATGGCCTTTTCTGGATTATTATTCTGTTCCTCTTCGCTGCGATGAACGGCAACGGCTGGGGTAACAACGCTGGAAACGGCTATAACGGCATCCTTCCATTCATGATGAATCAGAATACCAATAACGATGTCCAGCGCGTGGTCGATCAGCAGTCTGTTATGAATGGTATCTCTGCTCTGTCTGCGGCTCAGGCTAATGGCTTTGCGAATGCCGAGATTTCTAGATGCAACATGCTTTCCGGTCTTACAGGCCAGCTCAATAGCATCGCCATGACTCAGCAGAATTGCTGCTGTGAGAACAGACAGGCAGTTGCAGATCTTAAGTACACCATGGCCCAGGAAGCGGCAGCGACAAGAGCTAATACCGACGCCAAGGTTCAGGGCGTAATGGATAAACTCTGCCAGCTTGAGATGGATGGTATGAGACAGAACTATGAGAATCGCATCGCAACTCTTACAGCCAATTACGACAATCGTATCTCCGGCATGCAGAACACGATCGATTCCCTTCGCACCATGAATTCCGACGCGAGATTCGATGCTTCTCAGAATGCTCAGACAGCAGCGATCCAGGCCGGTCAGAGAACCCTCGCCAATGAGATCGAGCAGTACGTTCTTCCGACAGCAAAGCCTGCATACATCGTTCAGAACCCTAACTGCTGCGCTCCTCAGACATTCGGCTGTGGCTGCGGCGCTGTAGCATAAGGAGGCCCAATGGAAGATATCTATCAGTTAATCTCGCAGTTTCATTTTCGTAACGAACTGTGGGTGTTGTTCATTCCGCTCGGGCTTATGGCCATCGACGTTTTGACCGGCATCGTTAAAGCATGGGCTCATAACGATTTCCAGTCTGCGATCATGAGATCTGGTCTTGCTAAAAAAGCTGGTGAGATCATGATTCTTGTGGTTGGAGAGCTGATGTCTTATGGCCTTATGCTCCCCAACATCATCATGAACTGTGTGAGTTTCTACATTATATTTATGGAAGTCATGTCTATTCTGGAAAATGCAGACGAACTTGGTATCCCCGTTCCTAAGTTTGTTAAGGACGTTATCAACAACGTGGACGATACACTCCAGCATGGCGACAAGAAAGATGAGGAATAAAATATGGCAGCAGAATATGGAAACGTTCAGGACCAGACTGTTGAAGATAACCAGAACGTGCTCTTCGATAATATTATTTCTTGCGCCAGAGGCTTAATTCTTCACGGTAATGGTTCTGGTATATTTACCATTAAGCCTCAGGTCACAAACCCGTGCGCGAGATACGTGAGGCTTCTTGTACTGTTTCACGGCAACGTAAGTATACCTGAAGGCGGCACACCAGGACCCATTTCGTTTGCAATTTCCATCAACGGAGAGGCCGACCAGACAGTTGTAGCTACGACAACTCCTACTGTGGCGGAAGCCCTGTTTAATATCGGACTTGCAAAGCTTATAACGATTCCGGTTGGTTGCTGCACGCAGATCGCGGTGAAGAATATTTCTGGGGTGGCGGTCGATGTCAACAAACCTCACTTGATTATCATGCCGCCTACCAACTAAGGGAGGGATTATATTATGTCGATGACACAGGAACAGATGAGAACAATCAAAGAATTCGGCGAGATGCTGTGCAAACAGATTGATAAGATCAACAAGAAAGGCGACATCACTCCTGACGAGCTCCAGAGAATGGATAAAGCCGTTGATATTATCAAGGACATCTCGGTGATCTGCGCTATGGAGGA